TACAATTTATCGACATCGAATCTGATAAAGACGTAGAGTACGGTGAAATACACAAATTTAGCATCCCATATGACCACTGTGATGTCCTAAAGGGTGTTAATCTCATGTTCAGTTTACCTGATATAGTTCTAGCTGCGGGTGTAAATGAGAATGGTCACTATATTTATGGTGAGGCGTGTAATTTTATAGAGTACGTGACTCTCTCCGTTGGTGGTATTGTCATTCAACACCTCACAACTGAGTATTTAGATTTACATAACGAACTTGAATACCCAACTACAAAACAAGTCAACTTATTCGACTTATGCAAACGTGACGTGAGCTCAAACCCAGCCGTAATCAATAATAGAACTTCAAAGCCGGGACCATACCCCAGACAACTCGGAGGGGACGTCTGCATCGAGATACCGTTTTACTTCCACAATCACCCAGAGCTCGCAGTTCCAGTGTGTGCACTTAGACAACAGGAAATTGAAGTAGAGGTCAAGTTCCGCAACGTAGACGAGTGTATATGTGTATCAGCCCCCCCCTCAAACCCGCCATTCGTAGGAGAACGAAAACATCTCGGAGCTACGGCTACGGATTTAGTTACATACAAGCCGTATGATCTAAGATTGTCTACAGAGTGTATATTTTTGGATCCCGTTGAGAAAATTAAGGTCGTGAACCAGGACTTCGAGTTTGCGATTACACAAATCCAATACGACGACGTGTCACTTGATGGGGATGAAAATAAATTCAAAACTCGTTTGAACTTTACAAATTTAGTCCAAGAGTTGTACTTTTTCTGTCTCTATACAGAAAATAACGCCTTCGGTGACACTTCGAGTTACAATGAGATTCCTGTGAATTCAGATGGTGTATCTGTGGATCCTGCTCTCAAATGGGAACACTTAAACTATCTGACTATGACATTCGACGGTGAGGAAATTTTGGATGAGCACACGGGGTCCCCCCACTTTTTGAGAATCCTCCAACCGAGATTGCACCACAGAAATACCCCAATCACGAGAAGGTTCTACTCCTATAGTTTTGCACTCTACCCAAATGACAGTGACGCATCTGGTCATGTCAACTTTAGCACTGTAAAAGAACCTATATTATACGGAAACCTGTTCAAAAGTGGTGGGTATAATAGACGTTTTCATATTTTAGCTAAAACGATGAATTTTATTCGCATAAAAGACGGTGTCATGTCACAAGTTTTTGATTACACGACTTAGTGAATAGGTTTTGTTTATTGTTGTAAATGTAATCGATTATGTTATTTTTTATACACCATTTGATGAAATTTAATTGAGCGAGAGTCGTTTGAATTTCATGAGATGTTACAGGGATTTGATACGTAAATTTTTCAGCCCTACAGAAGGGATCAAATAGTTTTTTACTATACCCATCGAGGCTAGATTTATATGCGCAGTGCACTGTAAAAATTTTACCGTCGTGAGTCTTGTATGAAGTGTTGTTTTTCTTGGCATAATTTGTAATAAACCATTCGAGATTTCTTAGAGAAATTCCTCCAGTCTTGTTTAAAATTGTCAGTAGCTTATTCCTGTTAGATTCATCTGTGTAGAATTGATTTATTGAAGATAGTAGAATGCTTGTTTTAGTCATTAGAAAATAAACGCCCTAATTCTATAAGTCCCTTTTGTTCACAACCTGGACACCCACGAACGAACATTTTTTCAGATCCATGGTTATGTAGCTGTAAACTAGGTAGACATCTCGGTTGCACATTTTCACCTTGCCGTTGATGGAACTTACAGTATCCATTTTCACCAGCTTTGAATGAACACCTAACCCCTCCCGGTTTTATTCCTCTGCATCGGTCTACTCCCTCAATTTTTGGGATGTCACGGAGTAGTAACTCCAACGATATTTGATGTTTTTTAGATATATTTTCTAATGTTTGGTTTAATTTTTCGTCGTGGTATGAACTGATACCATCTTCAACAGATTCACAAATCAGTTCATTTAGATCGTTTTCTAAACGATGAACAAGTTTTTTGACTCTTGCATTGATATCAGTCATGCTTTACTTACTTGTACCTTGCTCGTAAGTTTTAAATAGGTCATCAACAGAATTCTTTCGATCCCTATATTCCTTAATACGTTCCCTGAGTTCTACATTTTTACCATCTTCGGCGAGGCTATGTTTTTTACATTCCTCGATGAGTTGTTCCTTCTTCATAGTGCTTAGGGCTGGCTCTCTCTTCTTGGCTGGGGGCTTGTAGGAATCGATTATGTCACCGAATATCTCCTGCTTGGTATTCTCGTATAACGGGTCCAAGAGATCACACACAGGGTTCAGAAATTTATTCACGAAGTAGTAGTGGTAGTCTATCGGTACGTTGTGTTCCTCCACATACTTGGGGTCTTCAGATTTTTCAAACGCTTTTGCTCTCGGGTTATCTGTTTTTGTGAGTAGATACGGGACCCTGTCACCTGATTGTGGTTCAGAACCGGGTTTACGCTCTCTCATTTTGTTCACAACTTGAACATGTGCTTGATTGATATTGATACTTGCAGGACTTGTTATAGAAACACTTTTCCCCCCAACTTTGTAACTATCGGAGAGACCCTGACTTAAAATAAGTTTGTCATTTGGAATTTCACCACCCAGAAGTTCGTTAGCGCGTTTCCTCGCCAACTCCATCGGTGGACCTGTATCACCAGATTTTAAAATAACATCCAATAGTTCCTTACAAACTTCCCTCATGTGGGGTGTATTATCTCGACGAACGAGTTGTAGACCCTTGACATCAACGTAATCCATATTCATGTTTCCATCCTTCCCCTTCGTCCAGAGCTTTGCCGCGTATCTCTTCTTAGAATATAGGAAATAGGGCCAGTACACCTTCTCAAGTTCTAGGTTATTTGGTTTCTTGAACAGGGCGCTACATTCTTCAGCAGCTCGTTCACCGACTTCCCAACTATATTCAATCGCCTCCACACCTTTACGGTCACCAACATCAAACTCAACCATGACAGAATCAGTGTTATGCACAACGAGTTCACCCGGACCGACATGGAAATGATGACACTCTGTGGTTAGATCATAAACGTATCCATCGGTTGTACCAATATGCTCAAGTTTCTTGATCGCTATAGGATTCCTTCTCTGTGTACTCTTTGTCCACGTCTGTCTATACACATCTGGCTTATCTACTCGAGTGTTGAGAGATACATTATATCCAAGGCGTACCCCTAAAATATACATTCCCATAGAACCTTCTTTACCCTTGATATCCATTCGTGTGTAACCGTTTTTGTCTTTGTCACCATCTGCCATGTAGTATCCCTCCCAAAAAGACTGGATAACTTCGATGGGTGCATTCAAAATACACGAAGGTATAATTTTTTCTTTGTGTGAATTGTAAAAGAGAGCGCGATACTTTAGACTTACACTTTTTACGTCACCGATTGCATTCAATTTGTACACTCCACTACTTTTGATAGTGTCATACATCCGGGTCTCAAATGAACAGAGATCAGCCATCTGGTTCAGAAACTGTATGTTTGTGTTATTCAGAGCCCATGTGTATTTTGAACCATATTTACCACACGAACCATCACCGAAAAAGAAACCCATAACCTTTGCTTCTTCGACAGTGACCGAATTATTCTCTTCACCGAAAGAGTATACACAAGCACCATGAAGTAATTTAGTACCCAATCTCACTTCTGTAGGTTTAATCATCTCTTTGTTTTCGAGAAGCAGACTGTGGTCTTCTGTCACATCGACAATACCAGTGTGTGTGAGTACACGATGTATATCTTTTGTTGTTTTATGTCGCACGATTTGATGAATGGGGGTAAACCCCTTTTCAGTCCATACTTCTGCGTTTATAGTAGCCACTTCTTTACCGTCGTCACGTGTCTCGTAATATTCCACGAGTGAATCAATCCTACATGTTCTGATTTCTCCATAACGACGAATGAGTAGAGGTGTGTTGGGTGTGACTGAATCACCATACCTCACCTTAGCACCGGGGAAGTTCGCCTCAACATAGGTCTTAGTCTCCTCAATCATCCCACGACCCCTACACGTGGTTGTCGATGCGATTGGGACACATGGGAGGATCCCCTTTCCCGCACCTGTAAAACCATATACAGAGTTCATCGAGATCTTGTAGGCCAACTGTTTACCGTTGTAGACTTCTTTCATATAGCCCGTAGCTGCTGCCATATCCTTCTTAGCCTTCTTACGAAATTGTTTCAGTTCAGTGAGAATGGCCGGTAGTAGACTTGGGACATCTTGGGCAAACTTGTATGTTTTATCCCCGATGTTGAACGTCTCGTATTTGATCCCATCAATATCTCCATACCTCTTCTCATCCATGACATATGTGGAGTAACACAAATTGTGAGCCATCATGATTGACGGGTATAGGGCTTCAAAATCTAGGGCCGTGATAGGTGTGTAGTATGCACCCTTTTGGGCTTCTAGAACTGTGGCTCCCTCGTATTGTTCTTCAGGGAGAGATCCGTACTTAAATGTTGGGACCATATATCCCAACTCCCTAGCCTTTTTAGAGAGTTGACTGAACACCTTAATTTGTTGACCCCTCTCAACCAAGAACGACACTGGGACCCAAGTAGCTTTTGCCATTTCTACCAGGTTTAGTAAAATACACATCTTCTTCATTAGTTTGTGGGGGAGGAGTGTATCCTTGATACAGTAGTCGGCGACTTCACCCAACTTTACGGGGTCCCCTTCGTTGAAACGTTTGAACATTTCCTTCGGTGCCATGTCAATTTTTTGATCACCTAGATATAATTTTGAGACATTATTCAGGCTGTAGGAATCCAATTTGTATCCCTTTTTGACTTCATGGAAAAGATCAAAGATGAAGCGTCCAGGCATGGGTAACAGATTGAGAAAATTGTCACCCAAAGCGCTAGAACTTAACTTCTTTTGAACCACGTGGGACTCTGTGTTTTTTAGTTTCCCCAACTGGTAAAAATCCATCCCACATCTGTTCATAGCTGCTCTCTTGTAGATATAATCGAGATCGAAGCCAAATATATTCCACCCAGTCATGATGTCAATATCCTTTTCCTGCACGTAATCCTTGAAAGCCAATAGGAGCTCCCTTTCCGTCTCGTAGCTCGTGACGTTCTCACCAGATGTATTTTTATAGCACAAACAAGTCGTCTCATAAGGTTCATCTGATCCAAATTTACATAACGTAATGGCAATCTGAAAACAGGCATCCCCAATGACATTTGCATCTGGAAATTTACCAGTAGAACTGTTACATTCAATATCAAATGAAGCTACCACAAACGGTGCAATGTCATCACGATTCACCGGTGTTAAATCAGCCCAATCATTACACCACAGATCGATGTTCACGTTTGCCAGGTGGGATCGGACACACTTAGTCCCGGTGTCCAACCACCCAGTGGATTGGATACCAGTCCTATGCATAAGTCTCAGGACAGGGTCTATATTGGATTCATAGACGTGGTATTTACTAAACGCACTATTGTACATGAAAACCGAGTTAACTTTACGTCTAGATTCTAGATTTTTGAAAGTCAGGTGCATGAAGAAAAATTCCTCGTTATTTTGAAACCCCCAGACATCTTTTTGTTTTGTTAGTGAGTAACCAGTCAGGCAATCTTTTTTCATCGAGTTCAACCTGTCATAGAGAATTTCAACGTTACCCTTTTCAGTCCCACGTGGCAACTTTACAAAAAAGTATGGTTTGAACTCAGTCGTCACACAAATAGATTTACCATCCTCTGTCTTTCCAAAAATGCTGATCAAGTGTTCATCATCTGAATCTCTAGCCTCCCAAGTAAGGGCTTGAAATACTACCATATATGTTAAAATATACCCAAAATTTTAATATCATTTATTAGTAAAATGTCTGCCGCTTTAATAGAACTTGTTTCTGTAGGTGCCCAGGATGTCTACATTACTGGTCAACCTGAAGTAAGTTTTTTTCGTCAAAACTATAAACGTTATACCAACTTTGCTATGAAGCCAGAGCGCATGGATTACATCGGCACGTTTGGTTCCGGTAACGAAGTGATCATTCCCGTTCGTTCCAAAGGTGATCTACTCAGTTATGTGTGGATCGAAGCCGATAACATCGCTTCTACACAAAATAATGATAATGGGTTTTTCAAAAGGACCGCCACCGACCTCACAGAATTTTCCCTGTGGATCGGGGGGCAGATGGTCACCACCATGGATTCCTTATTCATCCAGGGTGTTCACAATCCCCTCATGAGGGATTCTGCCTCTAAAGCCTCCTTTTGTGTAAGTCTCAACCACAGGAAGGAGAACCACGGGGGTAATTACTACATGTTGCCATTCTTCTTCGGTGAAGACTGGACCAAGGCCCTTCCCCTCCTTGCGCTCCAGTATCATGATGTCGAGATCCGTGTCAAGTGTCGAGATGGTTTTACCCCCTCTTCAACACCCAAGGTGTTTGGTAACTACATTTACGTAGACACAGATGAGAGAAAGTTCTTCACCGACAACGAGCACGAACTGCTTATTACCCAGGTGCAAAACCAGAGATTGGGTAGAACCGATAAGGATATTGATATCAGCTACTTCAATCACCCCGTAAAGTCCATCCACGTCGTTTCAGGTAACGCCAAGAATGCTGCGTGGAACCATGCCACTGACGGTTTCAAATTCGGAACTTCGTCTCTCTACATCAACGGTGTCGCCTTATTCGAGAACACTTCTGACGTGTATCACCACGACGTCGTTTCCGAGATGCACACCACGGATATTCCCGATAACATCCTCGACGATCTCGCCACATTCTCTTGGCCGTTCTGCGTGACTATGAGCAAGATGCAACCCACAGGGTCACTAAACTTCAGTCGTATCGATAACGCGAAGATGACCTTCAGTAATCCCCAAAACGGTAACGATCATCATCGTGTATATGCAGTTAACTATAATATCCTCCGTATCAAGGACGGGATGGCAGGCGTCGCATTCGGTAATTAATTTTCATTCACCCTTCTTCTATGTAAACCATTCTTGACAAAGTTGTTTCAAACTTTCTGAAGAATTTGTCCACAAAATAGGCTATACCCTTTCCAAATAAAAAACATCTCCGTTGTCACCCAGCTTTATATTATTTCCATCTTGTTGAATAAAACGGTTGTTTATTTCATGCATTATTTTAAAACCACCATCACTTTGCTTCACGAAATTCCATTTCGCATAACTTTTATTGCTTACATCCTTCAAGGGACTCCCGCAAACGAGCTGCCATGTACAAACCGCTTTAACTACAGCTGGTGAATAATTAGGTTGATTAGGCGTGTCACCTTGGATAACGACACTGTCCAAAGGTCCGTCTAATGTAAAATATTTTTTTACTACTACCCATCCATTGGGGTATTTACGGTGTGTCCATTGGGTGTTTGTGACCCCGGTAACAAATCCGAGATACGCATTGTAAATTTCGGATCCTGTGCCCAAATAGATACCATCTTTATTTTTTATATACAATTTGTCATTATCGAAACTATCGAACACCGGAGGACATTCCTTAATGTTGCAGGCTTGACTTTGGGTTGTACCTTCCTTCGCACACGTACCACCGTTTTGAGCAGCGCTTGTTACCTTCCAAGTCTTAGTCTGTGTACCTGGACCACACGTCTTACTACAGGTACCCCATGGATTACTCCAGTTACCGACACAATTCACAGGACATGCCTGGGTGTTGCAGTTTATTTCCCTTGTCAGATCACCACACGCGGTTCCACTGTTTTGAGCAGCAGTTGTTGTAGTTCTTCTCTGTGACTGTTTTCCAGTACCACACGTCTTACTACACACACCACTATTTGTCCAAGCAGTCTGTACACAATCCACGGCACAGAAAATATCCCGTGTCTCCCCTCCACACGCGGTTCCACTGTTTCGAGCAGCAGTTGTTGTAGTTCTTGTCTGTGACTGTTTTCCAGTACTACTATTACACACACCACTATTTGTCCAAGCAGTCTGTACACAATTCACATCACAGTTTATTTCCCTTGTCAGATCACCACACGCGGTTCCACTGTTTCGAGCAGCAGTTGTTGTAGTTCTTGTCTGTGACTGTTTTCCAGTACTACTATTACACACACCACTATTTGTCCAAGCAGTCTGTACACAATTCACATCACAGTCTATATCCCGTGTCTCACTTCCACACACGGTTCCACTGTTTTGAGCAGCAGTTGTTGTAGTTCTTGTCTGTGACTGTTTTCCAGTACTACTATTACACACACCACTATTTGTCCAAGCAGTCTGTACACAATCCACTCGACAGTTTATAAACTGTGACACAATATCACACGGTTTTCCACCATGTAGGGGTTCAGTTGTAGGTGATCGGATTTGTTGCTTTTGTCCTGGTCTATTCGGGTCTTGATTACACGAGTTTGCAACATCTTGCCAATCACTCAGTACACAATTTACGGCGGGACACGTTTGCTCCTCTATCAAAGGTCCACACTCTGTTCCACCGTTTAGAGCAGAGGTTGTTGGAGTTCTTGTCCGTTTCTTGACATAATCACCGGTTTCGTTATTATATTCACAATCACTCCACCCACTCCAATCACCCAGTACACAATTAACCGCTTCATTAGCTGTACATTCCTTAATTTTGCAGGCTTGACTTTTGGTTGTACCTTCCTTCGCACACGTACCACCGTTTTGAGCAGCGCTTGTTACCTTCCAATCCATAGTCTGTGTACCTGTACCACAATCCTCACTACAGGCACTCCAGGTCCCACTCCAATCACCCACACAATTAACCGCTTCTAGGGATTCATCGGGCATTTCCCGACTACGTTTTTCATTCTCTTCCTGAACGAGAGTGTCTAATTCGATTTCTTGTGAATTTCCTTTTTTACCATACATCATGTCCCAGATAATGTCGAGTGCAGACTTTCCACTGTCACTCATTTCGAGAGCCCCATATACAACTATCATTGTAAATACCATCAAGGCAACAGGCACTGCCACTCTCACTGGGGATGTCATAATATATCGTAAGATTTTTTATAATCGAATTAGGATTTCCGCCGCCTCGAAAACCTCCACAAGTTCTGCCAAGTCCCTGAGAGCGTCGACTTTTGGGAACACCTCACAGATCCAGTGTTTTTGGTGCTCCTCGATGTGTTTTTGGCTCTTCGTGTGGTAGTAGCAGAAGATGATCTTGGCACCACCGTTTTGATCAACATCGTAGTCGTGGTGGATTAGATTTTTCACCAGTTCACCGACGTATATGGCGCGATCCTCGAGAGTAGCATCGGAGACGTCACACTTGTCTGGGTTGACACGAATCGTAATCACTGGGAGATATTGGATTTCATCCATCCCCCCGATGGCTAAGTTTTGTTCACTTATTTTTCGAACTTCACATGATGTTTCTCTACTTACATGTGAATCTTCATCTATTTCCACGACCACTGCGAGTTTACCTGGAACCACCCACAGGAGATCCGGACGTCTCCTGTCTAAATCCCCACATATACTAGTATTTGTGACAGCCTTATCTTTGGAATTTGGTGGATGCCCCGCGTGTGTGATGATCATGTCTCCAAATACGTGTTCGATACGTTGTAGATCAGTTTGTCTACATCCCTTACAAAGGAAAATTCCCAAATGGGAGGGGACTCTCGTACATTTACATATTTGACACATTTTCTTATAGTTTTTATCTGAAATGGGACAATAGATACACTGACCCTTATCTCTCTTATGTTCACATAACGATGACCCATCACATTTTGGGCAGAATCGACGAATTCTATCATGTTCACAGAAGGCCTTCACCCTCTCACTCCTACATGTTACACACTCCCTTCGTCTTTTTTTGTGTTCACATATATTCTTTCCATCACATAGGATGCAATCGTGTTGATAACGTTTATGAATACATTCAGTCATATTGGGTTATTATATATTTTCAACTCACTTAGGCTTTAATTTAGGCGTTCGTTAATAATTTCGCAATATTTTTCATTAATTTCTACACCGATGAAGGGGAGATTTAATTTTTTAGCCGCCACACATTCACTACCAGAACCCGCGAATGGAACAAAAACGTATCCATTCTCTGGTGGCTGTCTACATGACTTCAAAAGTTTTTCACACAGCTCAAGTGGTTTTTGTGTGGGGTGCTCCACGCGTTCATTCTTTCCGGCACCCCCCGCTAGAGCTGGAATTTTGATAACATCCCTAGGAAGGGCGCCTCCAGGGTGTGCTGTATATGTAGTATCTGCCGCACCCTCTTTGGAAAAACGCCCCTTCGTCCCTTTACGAACCTTTCCTGCTGCACCCTTCACGAATCTATCTGTGTAGGGTTCTCTCACTTCATCACGATGGAAAACCTTGGAATTTTTCCATAGAACAATAATAGACTCGTGGGATCGTTGCCAGAAGTTTAGGGATGGGGTCGTCTTGTTTGTGTAATGCCACACAACCCATCGTCTGTTCACTTCTTCTGGTATACGAGCTAGGATGAGGGCCAAAATTTCACTGAATCCGTATATGAACATCGTTCCATCCTTGCGTAGAATTCGTAAACATTCCTTGATCCATTCATCACACCATTTCAGATACTCCCCCATGGGTTGCTTATCACTCGAGTTTCCGAAATCCTTACCGATGTTGTAGGGTGGGTCCGCGATGACAATTTGTGCAGTTTCAGGACCCAGACTCTTTGAAAAATTTAATAAATCATCGTTAACCACACGATTCATACCATTTTAATCACCTGAAAACTTTAAGCATTCGAAAAAAAATATTAGTTTATAACAAAAAAGAATGATTTTCGTCGATAACAAAGGTACTCTCAAAGTTGGACGAAAGAGCTGCAAATACCACAAGAAGGCGAATATTGTTCAGGCTGCTGAAAAAGTTCTCCCAAAAAGTCAACTCTACAAACAAGTATTGAAGACTAGCAAAGAATTGTGCAGTGACATGAAATCCTCTAACAAGATTAAAAGCATGGTACGTAACTATTCCAAATCTAAGTATTTAATTGACTCCAATGGTCGTCCCTACCTCACATTCAGTGAAGACGGCAAGGAAAAACGCGAATACCAAAACATGTCCGTAAAAAACCAACCCAAGAGGAAGAGAAGTCCTTCACCCCCTACTCGCAGGTCCCCATCTAAGAGAGCTACGAAGGGACAGGGTGCACGTCGTTTAATTCAAAATATTTAAAGAATACACTATTGTAATAAGAAATGGACGCGTCCAACCTCCCCAAACACATTTTACAAGTTCTCCAAGACCGTGAACTCCCGATGGCCAAAAAGATGATGGCGTTCAACATGCTCGTTCCAAACCTGCCAGCTGATCCAAAACACGATGAGGCGTATGACGACAACTTGGAGGTTGGTCGCACGATTAAGCGTCTTGTGGATGAGGGGAAAATCCGTATAGGTGGATTTGATAAAGATTTCAACCTTGATATTACTTGTCAGTGAGATTGTGTCTCGATAAATTTTCTTCTACGTCATATTGATCTGGGTCATAAGTGACACCATCCCGAACACGGATGATGTGATTTTTATTTTTAGATTTTTTGGTGGGTGGTTTAAAACCACGACTAGCATTGATTTCGATGTCATACTGCGCAGGGTCCTTGACTACACGATGGGGAATGATGAAGGTGAGCGCAAGGGGCATTTGATATACGGAGGTCCTATTCTTTATCCACCTTCTTTTCATCCGGATGAATGGCCCACGTGTCATTTTGTTTGAACTCTTTGTAATCGATCTCCTCTATTTTGAAAACTTTCATGATGAACTTCTTGATGGGATTCACTTTCTTCTCTGTTTCAACATCCCCCTCGTCCCAAGTTGGGGGTCGTCGTTTGCCTTCACCCGGGGCTTCGGTTGGTGGAACGAATTCATCCTTATTAGCGCGTGTTTGCACAATACGTGGTCTCATTACATGCATTCCGGTAATAGTTAGCATCTATATTTAACATGGTTCATATATCTTTAAATTCATCTAGTTGATGTTATTCCATAAACTTTTTTTTGTTGTAATAAATTAGAATGTCACTAGACGATATACCCAAGAAGACTCAGTACATCATACTTGACTCCAGTTTTGTTAACGGTACGAATAATACGTTTTCCCTCGACTTGGCTCTAGAATCTAACACACACGTAGAAGATATGAGTCGGGTATTGGGTATAAAAATGGTTGACTTTTATATCACACAGGTTGGTGAGAACGATTCAAACTTGAACAATAACGTAGCTAAATTTGTAGATATCGTATGTCCTGATATTCCTAAAGTGGCTCAACTTTTGGATGAACGGCACGGTCAGGTATTCGCACGAGTTCCATTAGAAAGACATTTCACTGGAAGTAATGGCACAATTATACGTGATAAACAATGGAAAAGTTTTAACAGGAAAACAAATTATTTTAATCCGATTTCCATCAAGAAGTTGGACTTTAAAATCTATGAAGAACAAGATGACGGAGATTACACGTTACTACAATCTGATGCAAAATGGTATATGGTTCTCGAGATAACAACTGTGAATGTAAAAGAAAAACCAAAAGACCGAGAACTTCAGATTTTGATAGCACTTGAAAAGTTACTCAAAAAAATCGATGTGTTGAATGAAAATGTTCAAAAGCTTCCCGACAAACCTCCAGAAGAAATCCAAAAGAAGTACTCATTCGGTCTCCTAGTGCTTCTTCTATTATCAATACTTGGTGGTTTCATGGCGTGGGTAAATAAAACAACACCCACCTAAAGTTCGTCAAACGCTTCATCCCCGTAGAGTTCCTCCAACGTTCCGAGGATCTCGTGTAAGTCGGATAACGTCGACTTGGTAGATCTCAAACTCCAAGTGGTAAGCAACTTGAGTTTTTTCTTCGCACACTTACACGTATCAATTTCATGACGCATCCGTTCAAGTTTAACTGTTTCCACTATCTGGTATTTTTTAGATCTTGGTTCCACTTCCGATTTGGGGTTGATTGCGTATTTATGCCCCCGTTGATTGTTATTGGACGAGTTGTAAATACGGGTGGGTGTATAGCTGGTAGCCAACATATATATACATTTATGGTTTAATCCTTAAGCGACAACCTTCTTTTTCGTGGTGGCGCTAGATTTCTTAGCAGGAGGGGGGGTGGGGGTAGTTTTGGTAGTTTGTTTGGGTTCACTAACAGTAACCGGACCGCGTTCACCTTGGGGGCCAGGGGGGCCTGCAGGGCCAGGGGGGCCCATCGGACCGATACCACCCTCACCACCAGCACCAGCATTGTCTACGATCTTCAAAAGAAGGGCAAACAGACGATTCTTGTCTACACGGGGGTGCTCCATTTCCTGGACAATTTCTTCACGTAAAGAACTCATAGTAATATATTTAAAAGCAATATTTGTTTTTAACCTAATGATCATAGTTGGCCCCTCCTTAGTGAGTGGGATAGGGCAGCACGCGATGAAGTACAGTAAACTATTTGGGGGGGAATACTATTGTATCGGGAGTCAGCTTCCTGAAGTGGAACACGCTCTCGTTTTTCTTCTTCCCATATCAGGTCATCTCCAACACTTGGAATATATACGATCCCGTGTGAAGAACGTAGCCTGTATGACGGTGTGTGAAACAGAAACTGTCCACCGGGATTACGGTTTAATCATGGAGGAGTTTAAAAGGGTCGCGGTTCCGAGTGAATTTTGTAAAAGGGTCCTCTCTAGACAGTTTCCAAATAATGAATTCTACGTTATTCACGCCCATATACCAAAAGCGAAGGAGAAACCGTATGTATTTTATCACATAGGGAACATCGCAGATCCGCGTAAGAATTTTAGGGAAGTTTTGAGAGCGTTTATACGTCTGAACGAACCTAATACACGCCTAGTCGTAAAAGCCACCTGCACTCAAGATATGGATATACGACTACCACGTGTAGAAGTCATAAATGGAATGGTGTCTGAGGAAAAACTAAACGCAATTCACGACACTTCAGACTGTTACGTCAGTTTTTCACACTCTGAGGGTGTTGGTATGGGCGCTGTAGAGGCGGCTATTCGTGACAAGCCGGTGATAATAACGGACTATGGTGGCGCTCCCGAGTATATCAAGACACCGTACTTGATTGATTGTGAACTCGAAAAGTTGGAGAAGGATGATTTCCTATTCCAAAAGGGGATGGAATGGGGGAAACCGAATTTCGATCAACTTTTAGAGTACATGACTGACGCGTATACGAAAAGAGTGCGCTTCGTGGATCACACATATACGAGGGAATTAGTCGGGAGGGAGAACGTTTCAAAGGAGTTCCTCGTGAATATATTGAGTACCCAAAGTGACAAGGCCGATGATGATAGTGGAACTCATTAACATCTCCTTCTGGCGAATGACTGAGAGTGTTATGTCGTCGACGAACTCAACACCCGTGGGTTTTTTCAATAGAATGGGGACGAGTGTGCAAATACTTATGTAAAGAGCCATCGAAATTATTACAGGTCTAAGACTATCCTGATCTAACATTGTTCTGTACTACACGTGGATTTTATTTTGACTCCAATCTCATTTTTATCAATAATCCTGTGTTTTTTACAGAATTCATCACACACAGCCTTGAATGAGCACGGCTTCCCAGTCATTGTAGTGGCAGCACATAATTTTCTCGCGTTGCGTTGTACGTTGATAGTTTCGGGTGGTTTATCGAGCACGATAATTTGTCGTTCATTTTTTTTCTTCTCATGCAACTTGTAGGACATCTTACATTTCCAAGTTGCATCAGCTAGGTTGTAACATGCATCATTTGGTTCACTGAGACGATACATTTTTGTCGCATCAGTGAGGCATTTCTGCCAGATTTCGTCACGGATGACTTCCATTTTTAAATTAAAATTTAATTTAATTCATGTTCACTTAGGTCTTCAAGCTTCACCCCCTATTTCCGCCAAATATACGTCAACTTGACCAACAAAACCTGGATTATTTTTAGTCGTTTTTTTGGTAACCATATCTTGGACGTTTACGACATGTTCAGTAAATTTCATTACATCTATGCCAGTTGCATTGTGAATCTGTGAATTACTAGCTATATCTTTGAGGGCGTACAAATACGCCGCTGCGTAATTCGCGTGTAGGACCGCGATCATCGGAGATTTATCCTGTTGGGCAGCGGTCGCGTAACGAGCAGACTGTCTGACAAGTTTGTCGATGGAGTGTGTGATACCCCTAGTCTTGTTCTGCATCATGACAATCAACACGAATACTGCAACAAAAAGGTAAAAGTACATCTCTCTTTATTTTACTGTATATTTTTATCGTTGAGATAAAATGTGTCCCCTTTCTGAACGTAAATACCGTCAAGAACACCCAAGTGAAGCCCTCTTTCGATGGCGGACTCTAAAGTGTAGTCATATTTATCAGCTAGGACCTTCTTGATATATTCAAGGGTTGCTTTCTCATTATTTAATGATGCCCGTTTACAGGCCTTCATGATCAGATCCCAGGGTGGTCTTACGGTGGTCGTAGTTCGAGCCATATGTTATAGATTCACCAATATCCTTATACCCCGCTTCCTCAGAAGATTTAAAAAAATGTACCCGTATATTAATGGCAGGAAAGGACTCGACGACTGCGATCATTGTAATTGTGATAATGATGGTGACAATTCTTGTAATTGGGTCTGGTTGGTATCTATTAAGTGACGACGATGAGAAAGAAGATGACAAAAGTGGTGAATGTAATGGACCAGATGTAAATGCTGTCTATGAGTACGATGATGATGAAAACTGTGTCAGAATCGGTTGTAAAACCGGATATTTTGATGATGGCGGTTTTTGTATCGAGCGGCGAAATTTTTCAGAAGAGCTTTACGAGGGTACGGACTGTGTGATAGATGGTCATACACTTCATACGTGTGAACTTAAAGTGAATGGAATCTGTGGTCAAGTGGGTGGTGGGAGTCAATTGAGAGAACCAAATATTACAGAGGACGCTATTGGAAGCGGGTCGTGTGAAGCAGCTGATTATGTAGATTGTGTTGTTACATGTCCAGAAACATGTAAAGTCACGGATGACAATTATACCACTCCAGAGGGTGCGTGTATGGCAAATGGCGTTGAACTTGGCCAGGACTCAGGATTTTGTGGTACAGGGACTCAAGCAAGAACTCTCGATACAACTAATATTGATCTAGAGGGAACTGGATTTGATACAGTTGAAGATTATTTAGACTATGCAAACCCTAATGATATATGTGCAGCCCAAAAACCGGTTGTATCAGGTCCATGTTTCATAGATTGTGCAGAAGGTCTGACAGATGTCGGTTGTGGCTCTATACAGGAACAAGAATATATCAAAGATGAATTCGGGAACGCTGTATGTTTTGATAAAGAGGAAGCCGAAAAGTATATACGAGGTGAGCTACTGCAAAAACCGAAAAGACTCCCGGTGATACTTGCATCAGCTGCAAGGAATGTGGACGGGACTTATGATGTTGAAGGTAAGGTACCTGAATCTGATAGAGAGGGTTTGCGTATCTTATATCGGTCTGATCAGGGAATTTCATTTGAATCTATGGTGAAAAATGATTGTACTTTGTATTCAACTGAAGCATGTCAAGCACCTAGGGAGTCTGTGGATTGTTCGATTGGTATTACTAGTACTGGGGATTGTTTGTCTACTGGGTGTGAACGACTGGGGCGGAAAACGTTAAGTTACGGTATCACTACATATCCATTTGGATCAACAGAAGGAGTACCGAACTACTGTGAAGCATACGATTCGGTAGGGTATGATTCTGGAGGATGTCAAATGGGAGGACCATGTCCCGTGGATTGTGTTCAGACTGAGTTTACAAATGTTAGTGGGTGTATTAGTGATGGAAGGCAGAGACAGGAAAGAACTACAGAGACCTTCCCCAAACATCAAGGGGAAGATTGTGGACCCGAGGAACAGTTTGTTGATTGTGACTTCGGTACCTTCGATCGGTTCAATGACGACAAATTCTATATAGTAGGTGGATTTACAGAGCCCACATATCCAAATGATGACGCACCTCGGCTAAAAAATGGAATATATGTGGGTGTAGGACCCCTGACATCTGATGTCAAGTTGCGAACTTGGAGTGCAAAAAGAGATTCTTTTACATTAGACGGACCTTTGACCAATGTCAGTATCAAAGCAGGGCAATTAGGGTATTGTAGCAGGTTTGGATTTTGTAACTACGACAAGAACTCAACATATTATACAGGTTGGACATTCAAGAAGCAAAATGGTGGTGGGTATAAAATAATCCCTAATAACAAACCTAATCAAAGAGTTACAATTAATATTTGGAATGATGTTGAGATTATAGAGACAGAAATTACAACCCCGGGGGGTGCGACTTTCCCAAGAGGTGTAGAAGATGGTTGGGATGATATTTTTTACTTGGAAAAGGTGTCATAAACCTTCTCCTTTATCTTTGGTTTGGTCGTCTCTTGAGGTTTAAAAAATGTATTGTAGGGACACCCCCTACACCTTCGATGTCTCACAGCACAATCAATACGGATAGGTTTTACCATACACGGTTTGCTCAAGGCTTGCATTCTACATTTGAATCGGTACTCTCTTTTAACTCGCGATACTCTGAAGCTTTCTTAGGCGTTTTACAAATCACGTCACCACAGTGGTCCCTATTCTGATAGACAGAATTAATGGATGTTGAAATTTCGTTACATGACTTCAAATTCCAACGTCCAAGCATAGGTTTTTCCACTCGAACGAAAAGGTCATAGACTTTCTTGAACATTATATATATTACATTACTAACTTTTAAACTAACTATCACTAAGACGCACGACTCTGCGCACGAAGTTCATCGGCTTCGATGCGACGCAGTTTTTTTATCACATCATCTGTCTGGGGTTGCTTTAAAAGTTCTTCCCTGAGTTTTTCACGTTTTTCGCGATTCTGTCGTCGCCTCCTCTCGTTATAGTCAGCCCTCGACTGTTCAGAACGAACATTATGAACATACGTCCCCTTTTCATAAAGTTCTTTCATCAATCTGTTGGGTTCCACAAGCTCGGGTAATCGTTGTACTACACGTTCAGAGATGCCATGTGTCGCATTGTAAACTTTCCTTTGTTCTTCAATTTCACGTATGGCTTCATCCTTATCTTCAAATGACCTCTTCCACCAAGTGTCTTCATTATGTTGAATCCTCGCAACCCACCTTTTGTTCGTCTTACACCAATTAATACCACGGAATCCCGATGTATTATTTGAGTTTAGGTTTGCTCTGTGGGCCACATTCGCACCTTTGGTTAGTACTCTGAGATTACACCTCCTATTATCGAGAGTGTCCCCATTAATGTGATCAACAACCCTATTTGGATTATCGTCTAAACCCAACATCAAAAACCTATGAAGACGAATCTTTCTTCTACCACCTGGACAGTTGAGCCAATCCGCTGTAGCATAATCATTTTTTGCACCACTTAAAAACCAACTCGGCATCTTTCCAACGTATAAATCGTAATCCTGTGCATCAATGGCGTATGATACACCCTCAAGTCGTTTAGATTTGAAAGGCACGATGACATAGTCTGAACTCATGGTTTAGTATATAATATACGGGTCTATCCTTTAAGTCAGTTTAACCCCCCTTTCGCGATAAAAAATTAGGATATTTGAGTATCTTAATTTAAATGATGGTATATACGAGTAATTATACTAAGACCAGGTGCTTATACAACGACCAGATGCTTAGTTGGAGAAGGCCAAACCGCCCATACCGCTTTGTATGCGGAGGACGTTGTAGTTGGTGGCGAACATGTGGAGGTTGGTCGCGTTACCCGCCCCGGCGGTGACGATGGCAACCTGCGCGTTATCGATGCGCGAGAAGTTGCAGGTACCGGTGGGCTGATGTTCTTCGGGCTTGAGCGCGAAGGAGTACGAATAGACACCGGGCATGGGGCAGCCGGAGTGGTGGTTGAAGGGCTGGACCTGGTTGAAATACTTGGAACCCTGCTCCTTGAAGCGGTCCTGGCCGTTGAGGACGAGCTTCATGGAGGTCTGGACACTTTGCGCTTCCTCGGTCCAAGCCTCACGATCGGCGTGACCCGCGGTGAGAACAACGGGGGCACCGGTAGCGGCGGAGATGGGGAGCGCACCGTCACCGACAGTGGTTGCCACGTCCACGGGACCAGACGAGAGGACGACCTTGGTCGCCGAACCAGCAGCCTTACCGAAGTTCCACAGGGAATCAGCAACGTCGGAGGCACCGGAGTAGCACCACACCAATTCCTTAACGGGGTGGTTGTAGGAGAGGCGGATCTGCTTGGTGCCGCTGGCGTCAACACTGTCAACGCCAGTGTGCTGCACCTGTTCGATCAGGTATTCGTGGCCCTTCTGCGCAAATCGGCGGCGCTCTTCGGTGTCCAGGTAGATGTAGTTGGCCCACACCTTGAATGTCTTGTTGAGGTAGGTTTCCATGTCGGAGGCCAAATCGAAATCGATGCGGACCTCATGGTATTGCAGCGCAATCAGAGGCAAGTAGAGACCGGGGTTGCGGTTGAAGAAAAACATCAAGGGCAGGAAGACCTTGCTGGTACCAACCGCAGAGGTGAGCTTACCGTAACTAGCCTTCTTGGCTTCATCAAGGCTGAGCTCAGTGTAGAGCCTCCACCACTTCTGGTATTGCTTGTCAACACGTTGACCACCGATCGACAATTCGACCGAAGCGATCGCACGTTCGGCGACCCAGCAAGCACCACCACCGGCAGCGGCGTTGGACTCGAGTTCGACGTACATGTCACCGACGAGATCACCGTTACGGGCGACAGTCACGGAGACGCGGCCGGAGTTGCCGGCGTTACCGTTGAGGGTTTGTTCTATGTTCTCCATAGCGAAGTTTGTGTGACGCTTGTATTTCGCTGCGAAAAAAGTTACCTCCGGATTTCCGGTAAGGTAGACGTCTTGGGCGCCGTAGGCGACGAGTTGCATGAGACCACCGGCCATTTTGAGAGTTGTTGTACTATACACGGAGAAAATAATTCTGGCGGACAACTGCGACTTTCCGCGATCAAATTTTTCTCGGTCTAGATAAAATGTCCATCCCTCCTGAAGATATCGAAGAAGGTGAAATTATTCCCCAAGACGAAGTTGAGGATTTAGAAATGTCTACTGATGACGAGCTCATGGAAATTGAAGATGAGGACGAGGATGATGAAGTGGACCTAGTATCCCTGATGACTTCACTTCTCGCGACTGAAGATGGTGAGACCATTTGCACCGCACTGGTGACAATCGGTCAACAAATCCAAACCCAAAATAAAATACTAATTAAAATTTTGAGTGAAATTAAAAATTAAAATCAATTAGAGAGAAAAAGTATATATATTATAAATGGAGGAAACTCACTTCATCGATAAGGAGCCAAACAGATTTGAGGCAGTGATGGAACTGCAAACACGGCCTATCCAATCGATGAAGGAAGATGAAGTTTTTAAAGTCGTTGAGATTTTTGAATATGTTTGGGATCTCAGGGCGGGTGATTTTAGAAATTCTCGAGAGCTTGGCTATAGGCAATTCTTACACGATGATGGCTGGGACAGTCACGGAGACCCAATCGCAGAAAGAATCATGATCAAAGACATAAAATGTGCGAAAGAAAGACAGAGGCGCTATCTAATGGAATTGAGAAAGCGAATGGGTGAGCTTAGTATCAAATCCAAAGAAGACGATAATGGTATCACCCTACTCAAACGTGTGAACAACGTGGTGAGACAGTTGAAGGATGGATACGACAATGTTCGGAGACATTACAATGCATTTGAACGTGTGGTGAATCCAACTGCGCAACCTCTCATAAGTTCCTTTACTGACCCGTGCGCGATGGACGAAGATGAAATTGAAGCTTGTTCGGCGTATCAAAAATGCATTATTCACTCCCTAGAAGAAGCCCAAAAGTTGGGATATCGTCGTTACAGGGATTACTGTTATAAGGAAATCACGACACCCGACGGATTTGGAACTCGAGCTTGGGTGCCCAAGTCTGAAATTTCATCGTTCATTTATTCCCTCGCCCCTAAAGATGATGAGTTGAACAATTGGAAAAACTTCACAAGCAAAGGGAACATCTACAGGGATGTTACAAATCATCTCACCAACTGTATCGACCAACAGTTTCCCGCTATCGAGAAAAGACGACAGGTGTGGTCGTTCAAGAATGGGGTATTCATCGGTAAAGAGGACGGACCCCAAAATGACGGTCATCCCACGTGCAAGTTCTACCCATATGACAGTGCCGACTTTAGAGTATTAGACCCGACCATCATCGCTTGTAAGTATTTTGAACAGGAATTTGTTGATTATTCTGGGGTTGAGGATTGGTATGACATTCCTACACCCACTTTTGACAAAATCCTCGAGTATCAGGAGTTTGAGAAGGACGTGTGTAAGTGGGCGTACGTTGTGGGAGGCCGTCTTTGCTACGATGTCGGTGACTTGGACAAGTGGCAAGTCATTCCATTTTTCAAGGGTATTGCGAGATCTGGTAAATCGACTCTCATCAACAACGTCTTTCAGAGATTCTATGACACGAGTGACGTGAAGACACTGGGCAACAACATTGAAAGGAAGTTTGGTCTTTCTGCCATCAAGGATGCATTTATGTTTGTCGCACCAGAGGTGAAGGGTGATCTTGCCCTGGAACAGGCCGAGTTTCAGTCCCTCGTGTCAGGTGAGGGGATCGCGATAAATATCAAAAACAAACAGGCGGTTTCCTTACCAAACTGGAAGGTTCCTGGCATCTTGGGTGGTAACGAGGTTCCCAATTGGAATGATAAGTCTGGGTCAGTCCTGCGTCGTATTCTCCCTTGGAACTTTACGAAGCAGGTCCAAGAGGCTGATCCACACATGGACATTAAACTCAATGCTGAACTCCCAGCCATCCTCCAGAAGTGTGTTAGGGCTTACTTGGATTATTCCGCAAAGTACAGTAACCGTGACATTTGGAATGTCGTGCCCAAATACTTCAAGACCATCCAAAATCAGGTTGCCATGGTGGCGAATACACTTCATCACTTCCTCAACTCGATCCGTGTTGTCAAGGAAGAGGATAAGTTTGTCCCAGAAGATATATTTGTCCAAGCTTACAACTCTCACTGCGCTAGGAGTTTGAAGGGTAAGAAGCCTGACCTATTCAATCCTGATTTCTACGTGGGACCTTTCAGTACATACGGTATCACTGTGAAAGTTGAATCAGTGAACTACAAGGGTAGAGATTATCCTACTCAAGCAGTATTTTATGGAGTTGACGTGATCGAGGAGGAACTTACAATCGGAAACAACCACTAAAAAAATATAATATATAGTAATATGAGCCAGTCAGTCAAAGAATTTGTGAGACAATCTGGAGTCGACGTGCAACGTGTAGACCCACACACGTTCAGGGATGTTCCTAGACCTAGAGGTACTTTCAGACGCTTTGAAAATAGTAACAATGAATTTAATAACAAAAAAATAATGCCCCCGATTCCATCACGACTCAAGATAAGTAACTTAGAACCATATTTTTATGATCCGTTTTCCCATTGTGGTCAGTTTAGAGTCAACGGTGTATTCAATATGCAAGGTCTATCCAATCACTTTAAACAGTATGGCCGCGTGTCTTATGAACCTGAGCGCTCACCCATACTTTATGTGCTAAGGGACGATCACACTTTAAACATAATTAAGTCAGGGAACGTACAAATAGTACACGCCAAAACCCCTGAACGTTTACGAGAAGCTTATCAAATTACACGTCAGATGCTTTTGAGAGCGTTCGAGGCTGGTAATATTCAGGTGAGAGAAAACAGAAAGCGTAAATATAACAGGTTGGAACGTCTACCAAAGACAGAGCTCGTAGATATCGCTAAAAGGCGTGGTGTAAAAAACTTTAGGGTCGGAAATAGGTTTGCGACGAGATCAGAAATCTGTGATATGATGAATAATACCACCCCAGTGGTTAGGAAAAAGCGTGTCAATAAAAATAAGATACGTGAAAAAACTATGAAGAAACGTGGTCTAGATGACAATTCTATCCGTAAACAAATTGAAAATGAGTACGGCTCTACATGGATGAAGCGTTACAAGCCAAATCTCACTAGGGATATTCAAAATGTCAAAAAAGCAATGAATACTCTTAAAACCGATAAGAGCACCGCCCTACCCTTCAAGGGTGACGTCCAAAAACTTGAGAAGGAGATGGTCAATTCGTGGAAACGTCAAAGAGTAGACGTATTAGAAAAGAAATACCTCATGAACAAAGCTAGCGTAACCGGTATTCCCCACAATTTACGCAACAGTTGGAGAAACTACTATTCAAACGTGGTCATGAACCGTGTGGGAAAACCCTCTACTACAGTGGAATTGAGAAAGAAATGGTTAAAGCGGAGAAACAAATGATTAAAGTTGAACATATATGTATTTAAAAGTAAGTTGTAAGTACATACACAACCCCACAACACCTAATTGATATGCGGCTACAAACCACATATGAAATACCACAAGTGGAAGAAAAATGAGACTAGACGCGATTCCATGTATCACTACCTGAATCGTAGCGTGTGACTGTCCTGTAACCACCACTGTTAAAGTCGTTAACATAAAGATCGCGTTGACGATATCGATAACTCTGAAGAACGATGTCATTATGAACAAACTTATGTAAAAGAATATACTAGTCGCTACCTTTCCCATTTCACAAAACTTAGTACCAGTTATACGAATTTCCCCGGGTCTCGTGGATGGCTCTTGGGGTAGTTCCGGTGGTGGAACATCTTCATTAAAGGCTATTGCAACTGAACCATCCGGTCGTTCCACAATCAAGTGTCTATCCATACAAATGAAGAGCTTTTATTGTTTAAGTCTTCCTCAACAGTGAACTCTTCTGTTCACAGTCTTTCCCGGCTCTGCCAACTGTTTTAGATGAATCGTGTGATGATTGAAATTATACTTGGGGAATGTTTCTTTTATTTTTTTTGAAATACTGTTACCCTGCAGAGAGTATGGAATCCCCGTGCAGACAGCCTTTTGTTCGAGACCCAAGAGTTGATCTTCCATCAAGACAAATTCCTTCAACCTTTCACCACTTTCACCGTTGCGATGCATTTTTTCGTAGACATCTCTAGAAGCTCCATCACTGAGATAGAAGAAGTGTGAACCCTCCACTTCTTCTATTTTTGACCGCTTTTCATGCATGATGAAGAGGATCACAACGAATAATAATATGAGGTAGGTTGTCATATACTTCCAACCCAGATAAAAAAATGATTACGTATGATAGATGATATTCATTCTGATACTGTTGATACTCGTGTTTGTGATTCCATTTCTTCTCTACAAGAGAAAGATGGATACCATAGAGTTAAATTGTGATCTCAGTGCTCATGGTGGTCAGGTCACTAGAGGTGAAGGGTTTGTCATCATTGAAAACATGTTGTCACAGACATGTCGTCAAAAACTCGTTGATAAATTTTTGGTGAAAGCCAAGAAGAATAAGAATTTGAACGAAGATGTAAAGTTGAAATTTTATTCAAATGAATTCTTTTTGAAACAATTGTCAAACATCGTCGGTGAAGATTTGTATCCTGTGAATTCCCTAGATTTACAAAGATGTTGGATTAGGTATTACTTTGAGGGCATGAAATCCCAGTATTACGAAAATTACCACCACGATATCAAACGATACGGTCCAGAAGTCAAACAATATCGTCTAATCATTCCAATCCACGATACGAGTGACGCGATTTTTTCTATAGAGGGACGAGGAGAGTTCCGATTCAAAGAGAATATGGGTGTATTTTTGGAGGCTGACAACTGTTTACACAAAGTTGAGTTCAAGAGGGGTGAGAGACTTTTATTGATTATGGACTTTATAAACAAACCATGTGATGATCGTCTTAGTCACTACACATGTAGAGGTTTCGGGGGATACTTCAATTGGGCCCGAGACGTTTTGTGGAGAAACTTATCTTCTGCGTACTACAAAGTTGCTAATTCCTGATGATCATTTTGATATTTAAATATTTTCTTATGATATACTAAATATGTACCCCTACATCATCGCTGCAGTCACATTGGTAATTTTACTGGGCGCCCTCGTATATTACTATCTTAGAAACAAGAAGGAAGAACCAAAAGCACAGGCCTCTCCAGGACCCTCTCCAGGACCCTCTCCAGGACCCTCTACAGGAGGAGATGAGATCATTATTACAAATGGGGGCTCCAAATTTGGAACCCCAAATTCAGGAACAGAAACCTACATTTCGATGCCACTTGCAGAAAATTGTTACGGGGGAGATGGCGACCCAAGTTTCTGTAGTGACATTACTCCAACAACAGAAATGAAATACGTGTTAGACATAACGGGTGGAGGCATTGATAATTATACGGGTGGTTTTAAGACATCATTTAACACCGAGACAAATCTGTGCGCAGATGGAACTAGGGATTGTGTATACGAAGAGCAGTTTGACGAGAATCGTAAATTAATAGGAATTAAAAATTCAAAAGGTGAAGATTTTATTCAAAAGTTTATTGATGGTATATACTCCGGTGCATTGGACATCGATACAAACGTGCGTGCAGGTGATGATATAGAATTTAACCTTAGAGAAATGTTTAAATCAATGACAAATTTTGATACGACTACCGGGAAATTACTTATGAATGACATGTCATGGGAAGCCTTGTCAGGGGCCGAAAATCCTACAGTCATAGAAATAATTCCAGGTAACACTCGTGATGATACAGTTATTGATGGTAAGGTTAAAATGCCAGTTGGTCAAATGATTATGTTAATAATCATATACTATTACGTCAACGACCTCCCCAAACCAACCATTAAACTTGATCTCTCTTCTGAAGATACTTATGGTCAGGTACATCAGCGTATTGGATCTATTATTGACAATGAATATCTTCTTACCGTATTAGATGGATGTGGCCGTACCTCATCTGATCCCCAGTACGGTCTTCCCTCGTGTGGATCGATTGAATCTATTACTGATGATGGTAGATGCAAGTTTCCAGCACATTGGGGAGAACCACCTTTCATAGAAACCGCAGATATTGTAGAGTTTCCGGAAGAATGGAAACAGTACTGTTGGGGTTTAGGTAACATGGGGGGGAGTTCAACCAAACGTAACTGGATTCAGAAAAACTTTGATAATGATAAAGACCTTTACCGGATTCAGTGAAATGTGGATCCCTCACACGAGTTTTGAGAGATCATTGATTTTTTGGAGGATGTTGAAAAATTTGTAAACCGAATCAACCTCCTTGGGGTTCACGATCTCAAGTTCAATCTGATACGATGCTTCTTCTTCTGAATCCATATCAGCATTATCACCAGAGGATATGGTCATGTCGATGCTCAGGTTCTTTCTCACGAAGGAGTGTCTCGTTTTATTCCGCTTTCTATCCATCTCGTAGTCCCCAGAAGTTTGTATTTCCCTAGCGATACAAAACCTGACGTCTAGGGGTAAATTGCCATCAACGAAATCTTCCTTGTGAACCTTAATCTTTTGTATCATTTCCTGCTCTCCACTCTCTTCATCACTAGTAATTCTAATACTGTTAGAATCACTGTAATACACTTCAACAGTTTTTGAATTTTTCTCCTCCCACCCATCGTATTTCCTTAGGGCTTTTAGGACCTTTTTCCATACATCTTTACCCACGTTGGTGTCGAAGAGGGATCCATTATGTCTACCAAGGCGAATCTCTACTTCGATATCCCCCTCATTTTTGTGAGTTTCAAAAAATGGTAGAGTCTTGTCCACGATTGTTTGGATGTTCATCATTATACTGATGCGTCTTTCCCTTAAGTGTTTAATCTTAATAGAATTTAATGAAGGGTCTCGAAAACCAAGGAAATACATGTTACTTCAACACAGCTCTCCAATGTATGCTCTATATACCTGTGTTATCAAATTACTACATAAGAAATCCATACGAGGGGGGGTGCACATTTACCAGGGTATACTGTGATTTGACAAAAGTATATTGGACAAAGGGACGAGATCAAGTAAGTGTATCTGACTTACTTACCCTATTCAAGGAAAAGTTCCCTCGGTTCAAATCGAATGAACAACACGATGTTCAAGAGGCTATTCTATGTATCTTAGATATCCTCGAGAGGTCTACACCAGAAATCAAGAAATGGTTTTACGGAAAGAAAGTTCAGGAAACTGTATGGCCTACAGGGAAATCAACAAATGAAGAAGAGTTTAGTATTCATTTGGTGACATCCTCGGGGAAGGATTTGGGTCAGATTCTATCTAAAAGTACTGATTGGAACGTCATAGACAATTACGTCGATGACAGTGGGAAAAAACATAACGTAGCCACTACACGTATGGTATTTTCCCAAGTTCCCCAAATTCTCATGATTTCATTCGACAAGAAAAGTCACATCCAAATTTTAGAAAAGTTGATCATCGAAAACAAACAGTACGATCTCATTTCTACAGCGATGCACGTCGGTGATCAAGACGACGGACACTACGTCAGTTTTGTGAAGAGAAGAAATAAATGGTTTTTGATGAATGATGAACATATGGAGGAACAACAATTACCTGAAGAGGGTGGGTTTTACCTCATGGTGTACAATCTAAAAACTCCTTCATCTCTATGTTCTCCTTAATGTTGACGATGGTTCGATAAAACGTGCGCCTGTTGTTGGGGTGGGTCTTGTCTGTTCTCCTCTTTAGGGGTTTCCACCACATTGGGGATTCCCAAGTCATGTACATACACTCAACTATGGACCCATCCTCCATCCACGGTTTATTTTGCATCTTATCGTGGGGTATCTCAGACTCAAAAAACAACTTTCCCTTCTCTTGGACGTATAATCTCCACGCGTATTTCCCCTCTTTATACCCGGGTGTTTCTCGTGAAGGTTCCCACTTTACGAGAAAGTCTACCGTATTCTTTTCACACGGTTTCCATTTAAACATAGTCTCGTGTGTACCTATCCGTATGGGTTCATTGACAGGTGTAAACACGAGTCCGTCTATATTTTGTTGAACTGTGGGGAGGTATTCATCCATAAACTTCCCAAAATCCTTCATCGGGTGGAAATTTTTACACTTCAACCTGTACTTGTCTGTCTTCATACAGATCAAAGACTTCATCATCACCTTGCAGGCGTCCATTCGCTTATGTAAATCGAGATTCCAAACCATCTCACCACAAACAATCACGGCGTCGTAAATCATTAGGACGTTCTCGTAGAGTTCACCATCTAGAATCGTCCCCTCGTAGGCGGATTTCTTAAGGTTTATGGGAACCTCAAGCATTTTAAACGAACGATTGACGAGGAACGACTTCTTTTTTCCCTCATACATCAGTGCTACGAGCATATGTCTCTCTCCGTCTGTTTTCTCACAAACAACGTAGCTTCCACCCCTCAAAATTGGGAAATGTTTACGTTCAACTGAAATCGGTTGAGGACCGGGAAAGTATTCCCTACTACCCCACACCTTGTGGATGTAAGACACGACATATTTATAAAGAGGGGATTCCACCTCTATAGACATGTTATAATTTCGAATAAAACCTTTAATTCACTTTTACACTCGCCGCGTTCATTATATTACTTATACATTCGTGTGTGTGTGTTTGGATCAACTTAGATGCCGAAAATGCATACATTTTAACTCCTTGTTCCTGAAAATATCGAAACATATCTGGACGAAGTTTCCAAGTCCCCTTCTTCGTGGGTTTGATCTGTTTTATGATCGTTTTGGGTATCATAACCCAAACCTTGGCACTGGTAGAAACAACCTTGTAGAAATTTGGTGCGGTTTTGTTTCCCAAGACGGTGTCGAATTCGAGACCCATTTGGGAGACGGGTTCTTTTGAATCGCTTTTAACCTTTTCTTTGAACATTTCCCAATTAATTCCATCCTTGACACCTGGAAAAACCACACATCCAGAGCTGTCACTTATTTCCAAACACTGGTTCAAAGATGCATCATCTACACCGATACCAAAATCGATGAACAATATCCTTTCATATTTTTTCATGCATCTTTCTATAATTTCAATTTTATCCAAGGGGTCATCCCTAACATATATAATTTGGTTATCGACTGAGTTTTGTAGACATTTAATATTTAATTTCAAAATTGAGTGTAAAGTCTTGACGTGACACGATTTTGATCTAGTAACGATAATAGATACTAACTTCATACATTTCATTACAATTTAAGCCTTAAGCCTTTCATCCAAACAACCACTGAAGGGTAAATTTCCAACGTGTCCCAACGTGGTGTTCACATCTGCAAATATCTTACCACCCACCTGTTGCCATCTTCTACAAAACGCATAATCCTCTGACAGATAACGACGTGATTCTGGATCTATCATACAATCGAAGGCTGCGTGATAGTCATCGAAGTCCCTGTTTTGGTGGTCATTTTTACACCACAGTTCAGGAAATTTCTCCTCCAACTGTTTGAAAACCGATCTACGGATTAGCATGAAACCCGTAGGACCGTCTAGAACTTCAACGAAACCATCCACGATGCTTCGTTTATTCGCCCCTATGTTAACAACGAGACTCGACGAAAGCATCGCCATGTCACGGTCGTCACCAGCCTTGATGGCATTGGCGGCTTGATCCCACATGACAACCTTTTTGGGATAACACGCAACTGAAAGATCGTGTCCCGATTTTACAAGACGGAGAACAGCGTGGGGGTCAAAATCGATATCCGCATCGATGAACATTAAAAAATCACAATCCGTTTTCTGCATGAAACGTCCAACTGACACGTTGCGAGCTCTATGTACGAGTGATTCATTTTCAGTTGTATCAATCATCAATTGAATACCCTCTTTTAGACATAAAACTTGAAGTTTAATTATACTAGACATATACGCTTCCAAACACAACCCACCGTAGCATGGTGTTGAGAGAAAAACCTTAGTCATATTCTATTTATAGTCTTTTGACTCTAAGTCTTTTTTTATAATAGCGTGAATCTTGTTTAATGTTGGTATTGACACTGAACATTTATCACACAGTTCATTCTTTGTCACTCTGTGACCAATTACAATATAAATTATAGCTGCTGCGACACTCGATGGAGTTTTACTCATCAATTGTACACAATCTTCAGTAACGTCACATAATTTGATACACTTCAAACGCTCTTCTTTCTTCACTTCAAAAGAATTGAGAAGACGTTGCATAACGTCAAACGCTTTGGTCACGTAATTTTTTGTAGTTTTACCCAAGATATTATCTTTGAACATCTGCGTCGTACGACTAATATCCTTGGACAGAATACCAAACATGTCGGCGATTTCTTTGGTTGTTCTGGGGTGCTTAGCGAGTCTACACGCGTATAAAACACAGTTGGCTTTCATACCTAGACGCACCGCACCACGAGTCAATTTTTCTTCGTTGAATTTTTTATACATCATTTTAGCATCTTTGAGAACAGTTCCCGGTAGGGAAGGACAAGCCTCGTCGATATCACGGTACGCGTGAAACAGCGCTCTATCTCTGTGGTTCATAGACATATGAAAGTTGATTTTAGCCATCCGTTTGTTCTCGTAAGAAGAAAAACCCTTAGTAGATATGATGGTTCCCTTTCCCCAATTTTGGGAAAAGAGTTCTGGGTTAGGGTTTGGATTTCCACATCTCGAGGGATCGTTTACTTTACCGTCGTCGGTAATTCCACTTGTCCACTCGGGTGCTTCATCTATGAAATTGTCATCAACCAAACCACAAGTTGTGCAGACAGGTAATCCTTCTGGGCTGATGACCTTCACACCTGAACATTCTTTACATAAATGAGTATTGATTTGCTTTTCTTCAGTTTTTTTGGGTAATAGGGTGTCTAAATCAGACCATATAGTTGCTAGCATTTTGTTTATCTTTTATCTACATTTGATATTTAACTTAGGTTCTTAACGCGCAGCTCGATTGATTCAATCGTTTCTTTGAAACTGCGACCCCCTGAGGTCGTTGGCTCCCATTCATTCCATTCCTTGTCAATCTCATGGTGACCAGGGGGTAATTGTATGGCCATTCCCTCAATCTCTGTGTCTGACACCAAAAACCCACTCAAATCAGTGTCTGAATCGACACCGTCGTCGTATATGTCACTATCGACGTCTTCCACGTCTATTTCAGAATAACGCACAAATAAATCTGTCGCTAAAGATTTCATTTCGAGATCTTCAAACGTGGTTCCAGTTGGGTAGTGTTCCATGACACTTTCATACGGAGCTGGACTCATGTCACTCTCGTCTAATTTGTAGACACATGCGGATTTGTAAAACATCTCAGTTGGATTGAGATAATACATTCCAAGAGTCAGGCCGGTGTTCATCCCAACCACCCCGTACATTTCCTCCTCAATTCCTTCTTCGTTTACTAAAATTTTCACTATATCATTTTCATTTATTTCTTTTGGCACAATCATGCTTAGAGTTTTCAGACAAAATATTATCACTGATAATATCACAGATGAGGGTTAAGATTTATTCGAAGGAGGGTTGCGAATACTGCGATCATGCAGTCAAGTTGTGTGAATCGGAAAATATCGAGTACGAAAAAATTATCATAGACAAAGATGAGTTGAAAAAAATTTGTGAAAAACCTTTCACGTCCTACCCTCAAATATTCATTAAGGAACGTCACGTTGGTAGCTACTTTGAATTTCAGGATTACATGGAGGATGAGTACGAGCCTATCTTGGAAGAAACGTTGGACAGGTTTACAGTGTTTCCTCTCAAGTACCCAGACCTTTGGGAACTTTACAAAAAGGCACAGATGTCTAATTGGACGGCTGAAGAAGTAGATTTGTCCAAAGATTTGGATGACTGGAAAACCCTAAATGACAACGAACAGAAGTTCATTAAATACATCCTAGCTTTCTTCGCTGGTTCTGATGGAATCGTATTCGAAAACATTAACAATAACTTTGCGGATGAAGTGCAGATTTCAGAAGCTAGATCATTTTACGCTTATCAGTGCCACAATGAGATGGTTCACGGTGAGACATATTCAAAACTCATCGATAAGTACATCAAGAATCCTACTGAGAAGACACATCTATTTGAAGCTATCCAAACCGTCCCCTGTATAAAACGTAAGGCTGAGTGGGCGTTGAAGTGGTTCGACACTAAAACGAAAACATTTGCCGAACGTCTATTTGCGTTCGCCTGTGTCGAGGGAATCTTTTTCTCCGGAAGTTTCTGTGCGATCTACTGGTTGAAGAAGAGGGGTCTCATGCCCGGTTTATGCTTCAGTAATGAGCTCATCTCGAGGGACGAAGGACTTCATCAAGAGTTCGCAGTTGAATTGTTCAAACATCTACGTAACAAACCAAGCACTGACACGATTCACACGATAGTGAAGGAAGCGGTGGAGATTGAGAAGGGATTCATCCTAGATGCCCTGCCGTGTAATCTCATTGGTATGAATTCCGACAAAATGTCTGAATATATCGAGTACGTGTCTGATAGACTTTTGAAACAGTTGGGTCAGCCCCCCATCTGGGGATCCAAAAATCCATTTGATTTCATGGAAAATATCAGTCTCGATGGCAAAACGAACTTCTTCGAAAAAAGAGTGGGTGATTACGGAAAGTTAGACGATAACTCGGATGAAATTGGCTTTGATGAGGAGTTTTAATAGAATGATGATACTGTAAACATTTTACAATCAGTGATCCCGACTGATTGTAGAATTATAATTTATGATTTAAACGATTAATGAAACATTGTTCCTTCTGGGGATATGTCCATGGAACCGAGAGGTTTTGTCTCTTTCTCAACAAACTCTGGTTCAGCATTGGGAGTTTCCGACATACTCTTCACTTTTTTCTCACCCTTCTTACCCCCACAGGTAGACCCTTCCTTCTTACCCCCACAACCACAACCACTCTGCTTCTTCTTCTTGATGTTCATCATACCCCAAACAACCAAAATGAAAACGAATGAATGAAGTATGAGACCCCCGGTGGAGGGGCACCCCGTTGGTGTCGCTATACGAGACCCGAGGATAGATCGCATCAAACGAAACGTTTCAGGATTCGCAATCACGAAAAATGTCAAACCAGAAATGATGGAAGTGATCAGTTTCTCCTGTTGTTTCAACCCACCACAGCCACAGCCACAGTCTTTGAAAATACCCATGTTTATATAATTAATATTAATATTTTTTTTTCAGAAGTTGAAATAAAAACTTTTTTAAAAACAAAGTCAATTAGAATTTATTTTAGAACAAAAAGTATTTGAAAATAAAAATAAAAAATAAAAAAAGGATCACCTGATACACAAAGTATCGTTATATTCTCGTCACTAAATCGATATGTTCTTTAAGTGAATCAGATTTCCAATCGAGTATGTTTTTTCTACCTCGAACCAAGAAATAAAACTTTTTTAAAAGTCAAATCAATTAGAAATTATTTTGGAACAAAAAGTATTTGAAAATAAAAATAAAAAATAAAAAAAGGGGATATATGATTCTCCATCACATACCAAGAAATAAAACTTTTTTAAAATCGAAACACTTTAGAATTTATTTTTAAAAACAAAGTCAATTAGAATTTATTTTGGAACAAGACTTTATCTTTCTTTTTAGACCAATGCAATTTATTATTGTTCATATATTCATAATATTTTCCATGTGTACCATCAAATGTTATATTATTGTTATATAACTCTCCATCTTCTTCATATATGGAATAGTTATAGTATTTTAATTTAGGTGCAATGGATTTTGTATACATATTTGGTCCAGTTATTTCTAATATGTCATTCGATTTGTTATAATTTATTTGATGACACATATCATCTATCACACCTTTCAATAATGGATGTCGTTTTGGAAACATGAAAACGCTTTGCAACATTTGTTTTTTATTACCTTTAGGTTTGTGATCAATGTCGTAATATTCGTCCAATTCCGTGTAATCGTGCCATAACCATATACCTATATGAATTTTATCACCCATAACCCATTGACTTAAAGGTGTGTTTATTTTTGTTTTTACGTCTAAATATATACCACCTTCGTTATAAACTATTATGTACCTAAAGAAATCGCTGATACATGTATAACATTCTGGGTTTATTTTTTCGAAACATTTAATTATTTTTTCGTTTGTATTTTGATAAATATACTTTTTTATATCATCATAATCATAAAACATAAATGTGTATTCCGGATTTTCTTTTTTATTTTGTTCAATAACATCCTTAACAAAATTTGGTAATTTATCCCTTCCCTGTATGTAAATTTGGTGGACATTTTTGGGAACTTTTTCACGTATTTGTATTATATAATAAATAACAAATATTACTATTATTATTAACAATAACAACACTAACATACTAAATAAGTATAACATTTTTTTAAAGAAAAAGAATCATTCAAAGTTGAACGAAATAAAAACTTTTTTAAAATCGAAACACTTTAGAAATTATTATGGAACAAAAAAGTATTTGAAAAAAAAAATAAAAAATAAAAAAAGGGGATATATGATTCTCCATCACATACCAAGAAATAAAACTTTTTTAAAAACAAAGTCAATTAGAATTTATTTTAAACAAAAAAGTATTTGAAAAAAAATTATAAAAAAAAAAGGTACTCCCCCAAAGATGGACCCATAACCTAAACGGTCCAAGTCCATCGATTGACTATTTTGGTCAAAAATTTCCATCAGTCGTCATTTCCACCCACACCTGGCACGATTTCGAAATTTTCGTGAATCCTAATTTTTGGTTTAAATCGTGCTGCACCCCGTCGGGCACGAAAAAGTGAAAGCAAATTTTTCAGATTTCAAAAAACTACCCCCTTTTTTTGAAAAATCCCTTAACCTATAAATTTTTTTGAGTTTTAACTCCCAAAATGCCCAAGCGATATTTTAGATATTTACCTATAGGGCCTACCGATTCTGAATCCGATGATGAATCCAAAGAATCTGCTACATCCACCGATTCTGAATCTGAATTGTCCAACACCGATACGTGTTCCCCAACCCTACTGTCGATGTATTTTAGGGCATGGGCACACGATGAAAAAATCCCCGATCCTCCATGGACTACATCCGATGATGAATCTTGGGAAAATCCCGATTCTTGGGGAAATCTCGATTTTAAGTCAAAAAGAAGACCAGGGCTCCGCCACGATCGCAAAGGTTGGCGGTGTGATAATACACCCGCATCCGATGCCCAAGTCTTGAAACTGATCGAAGGGTGGGTGAAACATCTCGGAGAACCCCCGAACCTACCCGAGTCAGTTAATGTTGGTGACGGGGATTTTTTTGACTATTCTATAGAATTACTTGAAGAAAGGATAGAACAGGGCCCCATATGCACCGATACAGGGAAAACCCAAGATATTGTCAAAATGAAATTATGGTTAAAGAAACTTGAGGGTAAGAAAGAGAGACTAGAAACCCTAGGGCTGTACCATGGAGATGAGTTTTCTTCTACTGATGAGCGCTTGAGAATGACGATGAATCGGGCGGTCGCTGCCGTGTATGCTTTTGACTCCGATCTCGACATGGGAATACGTTTACTTCGAGATAGGAGTAGCCAGGCCCTACATTACATCGACAGTGGGGTGGTTGGGGAACACGTAACGGTGATGAAAATGGCGAGGAAGGCATTTGAATTATCGCTGAAGCTCCTCCTAGATGAGAAAGAGAGACGAGAAACCATCCCAGATGAGAAAGAGAGAAAAGCGCATTACAAGGAATTTTACGCACAGTTTGACGATCGTTGGAAAAAAAGTAGAAGCACTGGATTTATGCGACGTGTCGATGGTGCAGATAGAGTTTGGCGTCGTTGTGAAATAGAGTTCGACTGGAAGGCGTATGAACACTTTCGCAATGAACTTACCCCCCGTTGGGTGGAATTTCCCGGCGATGACGACGAACTCGACGATGGAATATGTTTACTTCGAGGGAGGATTCACCAGGACCCAGGTTTCGGGTTTGACGTACACCGTTCAGGGTTTGAGAGGCGCACGCGCCTGGGAGAAAGTGAATACATCGGAGGTTTAAGGCATGGGGGTTATCCTAAAACTTTTGTACATTGCCTGAATCGAAAAATCCAACCGATGCCACGCGGGCCAGATATGGTATTGTCTGGTGAAGATATTGTCAGAATGGACTTATGGCTAAAGAAACTTCTAGATGAGAGAGAGAGACGAGAAACCCTAAAGCCACCGAGCTCACAGACACTGAAAAGAAGAAGACGAAATCAAAAAATGGGTCCTGGTGAATATCTAAAATATCTAAAACGCGAGTTCTCGCCCGACCTCGAGATTTCATACGAGTATGAAGGAACCATCCGTCACGTTCGATGTAGCTCCCTGTAACCCTAAAACCCTAAACGGCGTATCGGGAAAAAAAAATGAAAAATATATAGAGAATTAATTTAATTAAAGAAATGACTACTACATTATATATAACCAACTACAAATGTCGCTCTCTATCCAGCAATCCTCTGAATTCTCCGCTGCCTCTGTGCAGTTCTCAAAACTTCGCAAGAACAAGAATGGCGGTAAAGCTGTCTACCTAAACGCAGGCGACAACAAAAAAATCTACATTCAATTCCCTTTCATGCGGTCTCCTTACGGTTTGAGCGCCTTCACTGACGAGGGTACCGGTCGGACTTCTTACTCCCTCGATCTTTCCTTCGACTCTGAGAACCCCGAAGCCATGGAACTTCACGCCAAGCTCAAGGAACTTGACGATATCATCGTGAACACGGTGGCCAACAACTCTAAGGAGTGGCTCGGTAAGGAGTTCAACGTCGCTGTTCTCAAGGAGGCCCTCTACAAGCCGATCGTAAAGCCCGGTAAGGAGCAGTACGCACCCACCATCAAACTCAAGGTTCTCACGAAACCTGATGGTACATTTGTTCCCGAGTGCTACTCGATGCAAAAGGAACAGGTGACACTTGACAGTATCGATAAGGGCCAAAAGGCTATGGCCATCATTGATCTCAACCAGATTTGGTTCATCGATAACAAGTTCGGCGTGACAATTCGTCTTCAACAGGCTCTTTTCGAGCAGTCGGCCAAGTTACCTTCATTTGCTTTCCAGGGTCTAAACCTCCCAGAAGCTGGTGACGAGGATGTTGATGACATCGAGGATGAGGTGGATGAAGAATAAATAGTAAAATAAATATCAAACGTTATTACATATGAAAAGTTATTTCAAAGAGGGAACAAATCTCGAGATTATATATTTCAAGGAGGGTGATAGTATCATCATCAAACAGATCGTGGATGACAATGTTGTTATTTATGAACAAAGATTGATTGAGTCACGGTTGTCTGAATTTACATATGACAAGATGTTCTACAACGAGTTGTATGAACAGGAAACGAATATTGCCAGTGGCTTTTTGGAGAGTAGAAATGAAACTAGTAAATGTGTAATTCAATAAGTACAAGATTTGTCAGCAAACACTACATAAAAACTTAAAAACGCAACAAGTACAGAGATGATTTGATTCTTGTACTTGGGAAAAAATACCAAACTACCCACGAGTAGACACACTATGTATATATATACAAATTGTGTGTATTCGAAAAACCCTCTAGTGTATCTATCTATACCCAGAGTTCCTGGATACGAGACGAAAATAGCGTTTAGATTTATATCATTTTGGAATGGGTTTACATTTTTAAAAATAATTTCACCCTTGTCAACCTTAATATATTCGTTACCATGACACACTGTGTTGAGATTTCTCTGGTCGTCTTTACATTTCAGTTTCAAAGCTTCGTCTATAAACTTTTTGAGATATTTGCTGTATCCCACGTACATTCCAGAATTAGCAATTGATTCATCACATGTCCCGAATATTAATTTTTGAAAAGGCCATGGTGGATTTTTTGACACCAACACCTTGCAATCACACTTTTCAAATAATTCTACGACATGGTGAGGGTCTTTATTTATCTTGGTATCGAAACCATCCAAGAAAATGACAATGTCTTCATCCCTCTTAGTCTCTAGGTATTCAGACATTCCCTTGTATTTGTCTGTGAATCCATTCCACTTCGTACCCCAACCTAATACTTTTATGGGCACATCATACTTATTGTTAACCAATTCTTCAAACATACCCTGCGACTTATTGGCATAAGTGACAATTTCAACACTCATTATTAAAATATATACAGATAATAAATTAGATGTCAACCAACATCGAGAGAAATCTCAAGAAAGTGTTGCGTGGTAAGAAGGCTTGCACGCCAGGTAAATTTTTAAAGACCACCAAAGGCCAGATATTGGGTCAGGGTGAATACGGTAAGGTATACAAGGGGAGTATAAACAACAATGGTCGTCGATATGTCGCCTATAAAGAGATAGACACGAAGAAGAATTCACTTGGGTCAGCCGCGTTCGAATACAAGGTTGCAAAACGTTTGAAAAGTTACGGTGTTCCCGAAATGTATCTGTACAAGAAATGTGACGGTGTGGACATTCTTTATCTAGAACTCATCAACGGTAAAGATCTCGATACTTGGTGGAATACTAGCAGCCCGTCCCTAGAAGCGATAAAGTCTGTCATGCTCCAAATTTTGTATAACCTGTACAGAATCAGACAGAAATTCCCTACATTCAGACATCACGATCTTCACGGTGGTAACGTTCTCATACGCCCCGTGCCAACTAAGGACATCGTGATACGTTTGGGGGAAAATCAATCGTACAAGATCTCAAATGGTGGTGTTGAAGCTGTTATGATTGATTTTGGATTATCGGTTTTTCCTAGGATATCCAATCCCATGGTTTCATCCGGTGGATACGAACATGTGGGAATATCCAAGACATCCCACCCCCTATATGATTTACACACCTTCCTGAATACCATTTGGGATAAAGTGGTTAGACCCAAAAATGGGGATGAGCGTAAGATACATCAATTTATAAGGTCTCTCATCCCTACGAAGTATCTAGGTGTTGTGTTAATGAAACGTAAATCTGGAAATTACACGATTATACGTCGTCTTGGTTTCAACGAGGGTAAGGGGGATATCCCGGGATTTAAGAAAGTTTTGGGAGACCCCTTTTTCACCGGTGAGATAAAGGAACGTCGAGTCATGTCAGTCCTCAAAACAATCCTCAAACGACCCACTAAGAGAGTCATCATCACTAAAGCGCCCGCACCCAAAACAAGTGGTGGTAAGAATGCGTATGCGCGTGCGGTTGCAGCTTTCAAGGTGTCTAAACCTGTTAAGAGACCTGAATACAAATTTACGAATGTGGATGGGAAGAAGCGTGTTTACAAATACAGGGCGTCGTATGAGAAGGCGTTGAAGAAAAATGGTATCAATCAGTGGGCAAAAACTGAATCGATGGTCAGAAAAATGCGAAAATTAAATCTTAGTTCATAATAAATGTTTCTCATCGTCGCTCTAATCTTAATTGTCGTACTGACACTGTATCAAATTTCCCCCAAAAAGATGGGTGGACCTAAATATACTATTTACGGGACCATGGGTTGTGGTTGGACTCGTAAACAGTTGGACTATATGAAAAAGTCAGGAAAGCCATACACCTTCGTCGATTGTGACAAGGGTGGATGTGATGGTATGACCGCCTTCCCGACTACTGTAGATCCCTCCGGTAAAAAGACTGTAGGGTATAAAGAATTTTAGATACCTCTCACAACCTGAATGGAAAGAGAGAGGATGAACGCGTCAAAGAGTGTTTTGATGGGCTTCAAGATGTCGATGTGCTTGACGAGGGTCGTGTTCCACACAAGGCGGAGGACTAACGTGGTGATCAGAAGATTGAGCACAGACATCAGAAGTTCCCGAAGCATTTCTGACCTATTTTGAGCTTTGGCATTCCCGGAGTGTAACATTTAATAAAAGTAAATATTTTTTTCTGAGTACAATGTACGATGAAACACCTCCCCCTGAGCGGCAACGAAAGTAAATATACTTCTAGACGGTGGGGATCTTCGACAGGTGTTGATAACAATAATTGTTACGCGTACGCGGTAGGTGATTACGAGTCGTACAGATGGCAGAAATCTATACCAGGTGATCGTTCTGGTCTATCGAGTAGAAACCACAACTATACCCATTGCACTGGACTCCCTAAGCGCGTAATATCAGACAACCCCAAAAAGGTGTACAAGACGGGTGCAACGACAAAATGTAAAAAAGGATACTTCAAAGTCATGATGTTCGTTTCACCTGGGAGGGCTTCAAACTATATCAGACAGGGTGATTTTCACTTCTATAAACAGCATGGTGTAATTGAGTATAAGATCAAACTGGGTGATACAATCGGGTCAGTGGCTAAATTTTTCAAAGTGCCTGAATCGAGGATTAAAAGGGGAGGTGCTTTCAAGGTAGGTAAGCGTATAACGTTCAAGGCTAATGTGTTTAGTCATAAACGTGGCTGGGCTACCGGTCCACTTTTAACCGACGCAAAGGGTAAAATCATTAAGGATCCTCGCAAGTGTTCGAGAAACTACCCTGGCCTGAACTATGAGAGATACTGTAGTTCATTCTGTGTCAAGAATAGAGGAATCAAAGTCGGAAAGACTCACCCCAAGGTCACTAAGAATACTGTCTAAATCAGGTAGGGTTTCAATATCAAAATTAATATCAAATATATCTAAAACGCTAAATATCGAATCTTCAGTCAATGTCACAGAGTTTGAAGCTACTGTAACATTGTTTTGTATCGTCACTACCACCTTAAACTTTGTAGTATCGAATATCTTTCTACATATTGGGCACGTATTCTTACCTTTTTTTTTCCATTCCTCTAGACAGTGGGAATGAAACACATGTCCACATCTGAGCCGAGGATTTGCCCTCGTAGCCCTGACGTCATTGAGACATATAGAACATGTATGCATTCTAGAGTATTGGTGTAAAGTTTTTTTGAAGATTTTTCTCACTTAATACGTGTTGGGTGTTTTCAATAGGGGTTTGTCGCAGGTGTTGCAACTACCCGTCCCCTGCTCGGCCTGAACAGCCTTCATCACGGTGGGCCCCTGTTTTTGAAGAAGTTGCCTGAAAGAGTAATTATCCTCGAATGTGATTCCATTTTTCTTCATGATGTGATTGTTAAGTAATTGGGCTGATGTTTGCACAGTAAAGCACCTGCCGTCCGCCATTCCAAGTCGTTGAGACATAGTGTGTTATTATAAATTTAGAAATTAATTCTGCGGTTGGTAATGGTTTGCATCCAAGACTGGAAACCTTTTTCCCTCAAGTGTTTGATCATGGGATCACGTTCATAACCAAGGTAAATATCAAAAACATCTGTATCCTCTGTTGGAGAAACCCGAATTTGATTATTTTCGTTGATGTGCTGATTGATGATCCTGTAAGCGAACGCGATTTCTTTTAGGGTCTCAGCTCCTGTGATGATTATTTTACCGGTGCTGAAGATACTGGTTGTAATCTCTTTCATGTCTTCCGATGGTTTGAATTTGATCTTCACAGCTGAATAACGATCAGGTTCAAACGACACTTTGAATATATCATCGTATTTCTCAAACCAGTTGGCAACTTGGTGTAGATTCACGTTGTAGTTTAGACTGAAGTTCGAGTTTATCATCACGACCCTAAATGAATCAACTGGAATATCTACCTCCATATCCAAGAATTTTTTTAATATGAAGGTGAGTTGCGTAATGACACGTTTACAATCGAAAAGGTCGCAACAACCGGCGACTTGAACACTCCCATTGGGGAATACTTTGACTGATTTTGTGCTGTAGGTATCGTTATACGTCAAGGTGACTTGGTTGTAGAATGAGGTGGGTTTTAACTTCCACTCAAAACCCTCCATGTCTGAATTTTCACGCCTCATCTTGTAGGTTCCGATTGTTTCAAATGCAGCCCTCAACCGTTTTATATCTATTTTATGGACAAAGCTTGATATCATAGTGATCGTCGTGATTTTCACCCACGAAGGGCAGAGATCATCTGGTAACTGTTTACGAATCTCATCTAGGGTGAGTAGGAAGGAAAAACTGTTATTCGCGATAGATGAATACATTTTTGAACGTACCTTTTCATGTAAATACCGGTGACTTAGGTGTATATTTTTGAAGATATTGGAACTTAGAGAATAGAGTGTACTTTATGTATATGTCCATCAACATTCTCTCTACTGCTAAGTATGTTTATGACGTAGATTCAGATTTGAACTACGTAGAGATCACTTACGACCAATGGGAAAGTAAACTTATGAAGTATAGAACCTATACAGATTACTTAAACACCCAACCAATTGGAGACTGGACTCAAATTTCGTGGAATTTTACTAGCTCTGCGGACTATTATAAATTCTTGGACGCTATGGTTGTAAAGACAATCGAGGTTCTCCAACGAATGGCTGAATTGTATTTAGATCATCTTCTATATACAAAACAGGATCCACGTTTTTACATCAGGTTGATGAATTCTATCAAAATTCTTGACCCCACATTTCAACCACCTCGCATAAATATGGAAAGTGCTTGGCAAGTGGATTTTGTTACTAAATTTCCCAAGAAATACATACCAGGTATCATTCAGACGTCTATATCAAAGAAACATCTGACATATTTCATCTCCGTACTGCAACAATTAACGTGAGAATGACGAGAGGAGCGAGGTATACCCACACTGGTCCCTTTTTTAACTCTGAAACACCCACACTGACACTGGGAAAAACCGGTTGTTTTTTACAAGAAACACCGTAATCGATGTTAAGCTTGGGGTGAATGACCGCATTCATAAGAGTTTGTACCTTCTGTTTTTCACATAGATTCTTGCCACTAGGTTGTTTTTTAATTGTAGCATCTTTATTAAAATATTCACCAACTTCTGTTCTATCAGTTTGTCGTATTCCTCCTGGAAGGGAGAAATCATGTACGACAAATGGATTTAATTTATCCATAGAATGTTTGTCATCTAGCATAAAATTACTCATTCTTGTTATTACGTCAGATAATATTTTTTATCTATCATTTTTGTTTGATGCTCTTGCCACATTTTATCTAGATCGACGTTCAACATGTGAGCCAATTGAAAGAGGTAACTAAAAACATCACCCATTTCCATCATCACATCAGTTCCCCGCTCCTTTTTCAGGTTGGTCTTCTTGAAGGTCTTCTTATATTGACGGATCGCTGAGGCTAGTTCCCCGAATTCCTCAGTTAATAGGAGCCACACTGTATCCACCGCAGCTCTATCCCAACCTTTCTTTTTACAGATCTTTTCAGTTTCTGTCTTGTAGTAGTTCAAACTCATTTCCTTACTAAGTAGTCAAGTCAAATCTTTAATTGATACCAATTTTATTGCGGGGTAATTTCTTTCCAGCAGTGCTGGTATTTACGGGTCTATCCATGGGTTCAGCGGTTGTTTCTATTTCACTCGCATAAGTCATATACTGTGATACACCGGTTTGGATTTGATCGATAGTAGCGTCTATGACACGGATGTTCATGTTCTTGACTTGGTTGTTGATGTTATTGTAATGATCTCCAGAGTTGTTGATAAAGACAGCACGCATGATACTGTATACATCATTGGGGTTTTGGTAGTCTATAGCGATACCAGTCCTGTTCTTAAAAGTCTGACGAATTCCACGTTGAACGAAATCCTTGTTGAGGGAGGAAAAAAACAATTTGTTGAGGGGGGTCTCAACCTGTTGGTTCATTTAATATAGTCTACGAAAAAAAACATCCGTAAATATTAAATGTTGAATCCCGCTGACTTTAATGTTTTTGACTCTAAGCCAAACTCTGTAGAGGAGATCCCATGCAAACCCCCAGCCTGCTTTGTCGGATCTTACCCCCCGGTGTCAAAACCTGGGGAGCTTGGTCCATTCTACGTAAACACGTATCTCACTCAACCTGACAGAAAGTTCGAAACTTTGGGTCCCGCAACTGTGAGGAGCGCAGATTTCGAGAAGTGCATGAAGTAGTTTAAAAATAAAATTTGATTAATAGTTATATGAGGGTCACTAAACGCTCAGGTCGTATTGAGGATATGAAATTTGACAATGTCACCAATAGGATCAAGAATTTAACGTCTGGACTTTCAGATAAAGTTGACTCTCAAAAAATTGCGCAACAGGTTTTTTCATCGATGTATGACAATATCACTACTCAGGAAATCGACATTCTATCCGCTGAAATTTGTATCGGGATGATCACATCAGATCCAGACTACGAAGTTCTCGCGACTCGTATCATCGCCAGTAACATTCACAAAGTATGCCCCAACAACTTTCACCTCGCCATGAGGAAGCTCCACAAGGCTAATATTATCACAGACGAAGTCGTCGAAGTGGCCCAACAAGTAAAAGAATCCATTAAAACCGACCGTGACTTTGATTTTGGTTATTTCGGTCTCAAAACTCTCGAGAAGGGTTATCTTCAAAGGGTTGAGGGTAAGTTGGTTGAAACCCCCCAATATCTATTTATGAGGGTCGCCATCGGTATCCACGGTAAGGATATTGAATCTGTCATCGAAACGTATGACAAAATGTCACAGGGTCTTTTCATCCACGCGACACCCACCCTATTCAACGCGGGAACCCCTCGCCCCCAAATGTCTTCCTGCTTCCTAATCGCGAGTAAGGGAGACTCTATCGATGGCATCTACGGTACCCTAACTGAGTGTGCCCAAATCAGTAAATGGGCTGGTGGTATCGGGATGCACATCCACGACATCCGTGGGAATAAATCCAGAATCAGGGGGACCAACGGTCAATCTGATGGAATAATCCCGATGCTCCGTGTTTTCAACGCGACCGCACGCTACGTCAATCAAGCTGGTCGTCGCAAGGGTTCGATCGCGGTATATGTTGAACCATGGCACCCAGATATTATGGATTTCCTAGAACTTCGTCTCAACCAAGGTGATGAGGAGGCACGTTGCCGCGACCTCTTCAGTGCCATGTGGATCCCCGACCTCTTCATGAAGAGGGTTGAAGAGGGTGGCAATTGGTCCCTCTTCTGTCCTGACAAGGCACCGGGTCTATCTGATGTGTACGGTGAGGATTTCGTCACACTTTACACCAAGTATGAGGAAGAGGGTCTAGCAAACGCCACCGTGCCAGCTGCGGAAATCTGGAAAGCTATCCTCAAATCTCAAACTGAGACTGGAACTCCTTACATGCTTTACAAGGATGCATGTAACGCGAAGAGCAACCAAAAGAATTTGGGTGTCATCAAGAGTTCCAACCTGTGCACAGAGATTATTGAGTATACAAACAAAGAGGAAACCTCCGTTTGCAACCTAGCCTCTATTGCCCTCCCCAAGTATGTCAACAAGGAGGCGAAAACGTTCGACTACGAGAAGCTCCACGAAGTCACGAAGGTTGTCACGAAGAATCTCAACCGTGTCATCGACCGCAACTTCTACCCCGTAGAAACAGCGAGACGCTCCAACATGAAGCATCGCCCCATTGGGTTGGGTGTGCAGGGTCTCGCGGATGTTTTCATTTTGTGTGGACTCCCTTTCGATTGTGAAGAGTCGCGAACCATGAATGCGCATATTTTTGAGACTATCTATCACGCGGCCCTCGAAGCGAGTTCGGAACTGGCTGAGATTCAGGGTTCCTACGAGAGTTTTATCGGTTCACCAGCCTCAGAGGGTATTCTCCAACCTGATATGTGGGAGGGGGAAACAAAGTTTAGTGGCCGGTACGATTGGGACGCAATGCGTGAACGTGTGAAGACTAAGGGTTTGAGGAACAGTCTCCTCCTCGCACCCATGCCCACAGCCTCTACCGCCCAAATTTTAGGAAACAATGAATGTTTTGAACCGTATACGACAAATATTTATCTCCGACGCACCCTAGCAGGGGAGTTTGTCGTAGTGAATAAACACCTCGTAGATGATCTCAAGAGGGCTGGTCTCTGGTCAAAGGAAATGAAAGATTTGATGGTAAAGGCTGGGGGGTCTATCCAAACTATTGTAGACATTCCGGAGGAGATTAAGAATCTTTACAAAACTGTTTGGGAGATTAGTCAAAAATGTATTATCGATATGGCGGCGGATCGGGGTCGTTTCATCGACCAGTCTCAATCAATGAATCTATTCATGGAGAGTCCCACGATGTCTAAACTTTCCTCGATGCACATGTATGCCTGGAAAGCTGGTCTAAAAACTGGGATGTATTACCTAAGAAGTAAGGCTAAGGCTAGACCGATCCAATTCAGCTTAGAGCCAGATTGTGTGGCTTGCTCTGCTTAAAGTTTTGAGTTGTACATTAAATACAGCACTCATGGACAAAGCTATCGATAACATCCAAATTAATGAATTCAATAACAAACGAATTGTTATATCTACCAAACAGGGAACCCCACTACGAGTTCAATTTCCTCGTATGTATATGCCATTTGGGGTTTCAGGTTTCGTACCAGAAATTGGTCCAACAAAATACAACATCGATTTCGCCATCAAGGGATACGACGAGGAGGGGAGCTACATGAAATTGTTTTACGATTCTCTCAAAAGCCTAGAGGACATGGTCATAGATTCGGTCCACGAACAAAGTGAATCCATATTTGGAAAGGTCATGACACGTGAAGAACTCGTTCCCATGTTTAATTCTAACATGAAAGAATCCATCGGTCGTGAACCGAAGTTTCGTGTAAAGGTGGATACCACGATGGAAGATCAGATTAAGGCGACTGTGTTTGACGCCGATAAGAATCCCGTACGTGATGTCGTGCAGAATGGACTGTATTCAAGAAATTCTGGACACGCTGTTGTTGAACTTGGCAGTGTGTATTTCTTGAACAGGAAGTTTGGATGCACGTGGAAACTTCACCAACTTATCGTTTATGAACCACAGAATTTGAAGGGGTTTCAGTTTAAGATTTAGATTTGGATTTATTTAATAACATAATACTATATATCTTTTGGGCCTCCTTAAGAAGTTTACCCTGCACCCTGGTAAACTTCTTTTGGTCAACACCTACTTTAATTTTAGCGACTTTCACGGATTCCTCCCACTTGGAGAGAGTCATTCTTACTTACTATCTTTGATTATTTTTTTGTAGGTTTTCGATTTCTTCGGGGGGCTGAGGCAGAATCGACCCTTCATCTTCGATTTCTCTTTCGCGAGATCGACGAACCTCTGGAATTTAGGGTTTTGTTTGAGGGACTTCTTGGAAGCCTTACTCGCCGCCTTGGAGATGATACGTCCATCCTTCATCTTGAGATCCTTCTTTTGGAGACCACCGGAAGTGGAGTTAGCGTTACCGTGAAAAACTTCAGCGCGGGAACCAACAGTCATTTATATTAAGCGCGGAAAATATTTTTGATATCCAAGATCGTTATTTTATCAGTCGTCCTGTTGACTGGAATTTGTGTTTTGATCCGTTCATCATTTAGAACTTCGGAGCAGACGAGAGATTTATGCCCTTGGAGGGCCATCATCTCTTGTTCGACACTCACAAATTCTGTACATTCTTTGTATACAAGCTTCTTTACGTACACTGACCGATTTTGACCCATGCGATGACTTCTACCAATCGCCTGAAGTTCGGTGGCAGGGTTCCAAGCAGGCGCTGTGATATAAACCCTCGTGGCTTCTTGGAGGTTTAGACCTTGACCCCCACACTTGATCTGAATGATGAACACTGCACCTTTGGGGAATTTCTTGAACGAGTGTATCTGTCCAACGCGAGCATCTTTAGGGACCGTTCCATCAATCCTGAAAACTGGACACGACAGTTGGGATTGGATATAGTTCATTTCACCCTTAAACTGACAGAAGATGAGTGTCTTCTCGTCGGGGTGTTCATCGATCATTCTTAATAGGGTCTCCATCTTGTTTGATCTACCGGTCCACACGGTGGGGTCAGTTTCATTTTTCTTAGCGACACCGTTTAGATACATCTGTGGCCATATCATGCACTGTCTAGCTCTCAATAGACATTCCAAGATGACCATGTTCTTAGCGGCAGGATTTATGGTTTCCCTAAAAGCATCTCGAATAATAGTCTGAGCCTGCATGAAAACAAATTCGTATAGAGCCTTTTCTTCATCAAACATGTCAAGCTCCACATTCTCAAACGTACACGGTGGAAGTGTGAGACGCTCGTTAACTTTCGAGAGATCTTCCTTGGTTCGTCTGAGAATGTAAACATCCTTAACATCCCTCGTCCTCCCCTGGACAAATCTCTTGGACAGTCCCAAAAATGTACACAGTGAAACGAAGTCCTGCATCGAATTAAACACTGGTGTACCAGTGACAATCCACTTGATTTCTGTTTTAAGGAGGCACACACTCTTGAAGATCTTTGAATTCCCATTCCTAATTTCGTGAGCTTCGTCAAGGATCACACGGTTCCATCGATGTCTATGAATTTCTGATTTCGCACTCAGAAGGGAATACGGCGCGATCGTGACTGAGCATTTCTCGGGGGATGACAGGAGTTCTAGATCGAGTTTTCGCCCTGGGCCATCGAAAACAGTAACATGTAGACTGGGGGCAAAACGATTGATTTCCTCAACCCATTGTGTGATAATAGATTTGGGTACGATGATTAAAGTGCTTTGTTTCGGATTCCCGAGAACGGTCGAAATCAGTTGCACGGTCTTACCCAGACCCATCTCGTCACAGAGAAATCCACCTTTTGGACCCCTACTCTGATTTTCCATTCCAAGCATCCATTCTACACCATCTCGTTGATAAGGTATGAATAAACGAGTTTTCAATTTGCTCGTCGCCAGTTTATACTGTTGGCTAGTCATTTTGTCGAATTTCACAATTGACTGATCCGACTTAGGTGTGAAAAAATGTTAGGATATTATAAAAAGAAGATGCCGTCTTCAAACAATAGAGTATATCATAATTTTCCAGGAACGTTTGACGGTTTTAACTTTGGTTCATTTAACACCGACCTTACAGAATGGTATGAGATAGGTTTATATGTGAGCCGGTCAATACCTGGATTTAATCTGTTTGAACCACGAGAATTCAAATCTTTTATTAAGCGTTATGATCGTGACAGTAGGTTGATGGCCCAACTTAGGTGGGGTCAAATCGAAGTGAGTGGGCAGGCGAACCAGTCAAACTACTCAAATAACCGTGGTTTCAAAATTTACGTAGGAGGTAGGTCTAAGTGGTTTAAATGGCCAACAAGTAGAGAACAAATAGAAAAATTTCACGGCTTTAGTCAAAATTTTTGGGCTAATAGTTATTCAAATTCAAATAACGAAAAACACTTTTATCCCCACTACTCAAATAACAACTCGAGGATCAAATGGGAGAAAAAGTTCGTCAAGAATATGCCCACGAACGAAGCGGGTAGCCTAAATAACTTCAAAGATGGAAACAAGGTCATACAATTCAAAGCTGGAAATATTAATAAATACATGTCTCAAAACACTTTCATAACAATGACTAAGATGTCCCCGATCCGTGCGTATAATAAACCCCAAACCCAAATTCTCTTCAAGAACCCATTCACACGTGCTAATGTGAAACGTGGAGAAATAAAGTTTATGGTCCTCAAAAATGCCGCCACAAAGATTCAATCTGTCGTTAGGGGTAAAAAAGCTCGTAACGTCGTACAAACTGCAACCCGAAGGAAACTTCTCGCGAACGCCGCGGCCAAAAGGAAGTAAAAAATCTCACCAATATGTAAGAAATGGCACCATTACCACCGGTAACTAACCCCGATATACCACCCGAAATAGAAGTAACCGAATTTGGACTCCGACATAGTAGGAACAGCATAAAGCTTGATAAATATGCGACAAGGAATGGACTTATAGGTGTGTTACACAACTTCCCATACAGCACAGATTACATTAGGTTACTTCTACTGTCGAAGTATGCCCGCCTTGCCTATAAATTAGGACTGAGTAGGAGTGCATATAGTGTGGGTGCTATTGCTGTCGATATGGATAAATTTAGGACGCGACCCAGTGCAAATTACGATATTAGGGGTCGTCCCTTCAGCTCCCTTGACAACGGAACGTATGGCCGGAATGGTCTTCGACCCAGGGATCCGAGAGTCGATAAGGTGAAGTCGTTTCTCAGGAGACACCTCAACCGTGAACCTACTGATAAGGACGTCGACTGGGTGACTTATACGTATTTCGGGTCAGATGCGTTTAACGAAGAGTACGGGACCGGTTCGGATCTTTATTACGGTATGCAGGATAGTTTTTACAACGAGCGTGGTAGAAAAAAACTGAGAGACAACTTTAACAGGTGGCCACGTGTAAGGAGATACCAGCGAAGAATAGCTACTCAGTACTATGGTAATGGGAACTCAAACTCGAACTCGAACTCGAACTCGAACAATACTCCTTTAGCTTACACTTACTATGGTGGAACTTCAATTAGCATGGTCAATTGGGCAAATAATTACTTTAGCGGGAACTCGAACTCGAACTCGAACAATACTCCTACTACTACGAGTCGGATAACGTGGGAGAAGAAATTCGTCAAGAATATGCCCACGAACGAAGTGGGAAGCCTTGACAACTTCAAAAATGGAAATAAGGTTATCCAATACAAGGTGGGGAAAGTCAATAAGTATATTTCACCATACACGTTCCAAAAACTCTCTAAGATGTCCCCGATCCGTGCGTATAATAAACCCCAAACCCAAATTCTCTTCAAGAACCCATTCACACGTGCTAATGTGAAACGTGGAGAAATAAAATTTATGGTCCTCAAAAATGCCGCCACAAAGATTCAATCTGTCGTTAGGGGTAAAAAAGCTCGTAACGTCGTACAGGCCGCAGCCCGAAGGAAACTTCTCGCGAATGCCGCGGCCAAAAGGAAGTAATTTTTTTTTTAAATGTTGGGATATTATAAAAAGAGAATGGGTTTTTTCACAGGATATTCTGAAATAATTGGAAATCCAACTGATATAAGGTTACCAAAAAGATTAAAGCGTCTTGAAGGTCAATTTAGTTGGCAAGGTCGTGTTCGCGCAGTTCTAAAATCGGGGAATGTAACACCTATTGGATACTATGATGGTTATGGACGGATTGAAGTAGGGAACAATAAATATAATCTTGATGAGAAAGTGGGTAGAGGAGTTGGTTCAGGTGATGCATTTATGATTACAGATTACGTATATCAAAAAATTATAGACCATAAAAAATACTATTCAGAAATGAATTTATATACAATGTTATTAAATAATTCCCGCTTCACTGATAGAGAAACAAAAATTTTGGGATATAAGGATGAATTAATAGAGTTGTCAGTGTTTAGATTGAATCCGAATAGAAGCAAGATCATATTTGAAGAAGATGATTGGTATTACACGGATCCTAGACGAGAAACAGATAAAGGGAAAAAAAGTAAAGAGCGTATTGAACGGCTTGTGAATGAATTTATGGATAGGAATTCAATTAGTAATTCAAATAACAACTCGAGGATCAAATGGGAGAAAAAGTTCGTCAAGAATATGCCCACGAACGAAGCGGGTAGCCTAAATAACTTCAAAGATGGAAACAAGGTCATACAATTCAAGGTGGGGAATATTAATAAATACGTGTCTCAATACACTTTCATACAAATGGCTAAGATGTCCCCAAACATAGCGTATAATAAACCCGAGAACCGGATTCTATTCAAGAACCCATTCACACGTGCTAATGTGAAACGTGGAGAAATAAAGTTTATGGTCCTCAAAAATGCCGCCACAAAGATTCAATCTGTTGTTAGGGGTAAAAAAGCTCGTAACGTCGTACAAGAACGGAAGACCGCAGCCCGAAGGAAACTTCTCGCGAACGCCACGGCCAAAAGGAAGTAAAAAATCTCACCAATATGTAAGAAATGGCACCATTACCACCGTTAACCAGAGACTCTGTGCGACCCCGGATACTCGCAGGAGGGCGTGTCGCGGGATCAGGTGGACTCGTACGGGGTCCCCTATATAGTAGGAACAGTATAGAACTTGATAAATATTCGACAGGCAATGGGCTTAGAGCTTTGAGATACAGCCCAGGTGGCACTGAGATTCTTCTCCTGTCGAAGTATGCTCGCCTTGCCAAAAAAATAGGACTTGACAACTTGACTGCTTTTGCTGTCGATATGGATAAATTTAGGACACGACCCAGTGCAAATTACGATATTAGGGGTCGTCCCTTCAGCTCCATCGATGACGGAACGTTTTGGACTGGAGGGAACAACGGGGGTCTTCGTCCAGGGGATCCGAGAGTCGCTAAGGTGAAGTCTTTTCTCAGGAGACACCTCAACCATGAACCTTATGATAAGGACGTCGACTGGGTGATTTATACGTATTTCGGGTCAGATGCGTTTGACGACGAGTACAGTGACGGTGGGTCACTTTATTACGGTATACAGGATAGTTTTTACAACGAGCGTGGTAGATATTATTATAGAAACTATAATGGCATGGGTAACAGTCCACCGATAAGGAGAGCCCAGAAAAGACTCATTTCGATGGGTACAGTTCCAGGTTCCAGTCGTTACTACGACCCATTCGGGAACAATTTCAATAGGAACAACTTGAACTCAAACTCGAACTCGAACAATACTCCTACTACTACGAGTCGGATAACGTGGGAGAAGAAATTCGTCAAGAATATGCCCACGAACGAAGCGGGAAGCCTTGACAACTTCAAAAATGGAAATAAGGTTATCCAATACAAGGTGGGGAGGCTTAATAAATACATGTCTCAAAACACTTTCATAAAAATGGCTAAGATGTCCCCAAACATAGCGTATAATAAACCCAGGAACCGGATTCTATTCAAGAACCCGTTCACGCGTGAAAACGTCAAAGCTGGAGAAATAAATTTTGTAATCCTCAAAGATGCCGCGACGAAGATTCAATCTGTTGTTAGGGGTAAAAAAGCTCGTAACGTCGTACAGACTGCAGCTCGAAGGAAACTTCTCGCGAACACCGCGACGAAAAGAAAACAGGGTCAATCATCATGATAAAAGTCTTCTTCGGGGAGTGTTTCAATTTCACACACGGGTGGTGGTAAGTCTTTCTTCTTACGGGTCTTCTTCTCTTTGGGAGGGGGGAGTTCATCCATATGTTCCCTAAAATAGACAACCTTATCCCAAAATTCCCTCATAATTGGGAGATTGGTTTTCCACCATTCAGGGTCTCTCTTAACATTAACGACGTCGAATTCTTCAGGTTTAGGCCAATTAGTCAAGGCTGGTTTGTACTGAATAAAGTCTGCTTCGTCTAGGTCCAAAATCTCCATACATAATTGTAGCTGTGGCATGTAATGGATGGGCACTTCACCGGGTATAATTTGACGCATCGGGGGGCATTTAATCTCCACCAACTTCCCAGATTCGGATACACCGTCTGGACTGCCACCCAACCAGGAATGCACTGGATGGGGGCAGAGACCAAGTTCGTGGACAACCTCCCCATGTCGTTCTTCATATAGAATCCGTGCTTCATCTTCATATTTCTCACCGTGACGGGTGGCCGCGTTACCGGTAAATTTTTCACCGAGACCACATTTTTTGAGGAGGAGTTCAGCCGGTGTTTCATATTTATTCACACCGATGGCTGTAGCTGCATCTGAAGCAGTGAGCATGTTACCACGGAGGGCGAGCCACTCATCTGACTTTTGGGCGGCATACTCCCTTCCAAGTGCTGCTTTAACGTTTGGGTGCATATTACAATATTCTATTTCCTACTTTTTAAGCCGACTTAGGTGTAATCATACTTCGTGTAGGTCCCTAGGAGTTCAAAATAACTCCGCGCTCCATTTTGTTCAGCCTGTTTTTTACTTTTCGCGACACCCCTCGCTAGGAATGCACCCTGAACGTAAATATCAATGTAAAAGACTCCCTCGTGGTGCCCAGAAACCCTGTATTCAGGTAATTCCCAATTATTCACTTGACAGTGACGCATCAAATGATCTTTGTAATTGTCATCTATCATTATCATATTCATATCGATGATGGCAGGGTCTTGGTAAATCCGAAGAATAAATTCCTTCGCGTGAATGAGCCCTATATCCATGTAGATGGCACCAATTAGGGCCTCGAAAACATCTTCTAGAACTTTGGTATTCGTGTTCCACGAATTTCGCATCCCCTTTTCATCCATGATGACGTATTTATCGAGGTTCAAGTGACTTGCGATGTGTGCCAACGTTTCACCACGAACGAGCTTTGTCCGAGCTTTCGTGAGGAAACCTTCTTGTTTATTTTCGTACCGATCAAATAGATACTTTGTAATAACAAATCCCAAAACTGAATCACCTATAAATTCTAGGGTCTCGAAAGACTCTGTAAGATTTTCATACTCTTTTAGAGCAGACTTATGTGTAAAAGCTTTTTGGTACAAACCTAGGTTTTTTATTTTTGTACCAACAACTTGTTCGACTTGAGACTTATCAATTAAGCTCACCATGTTGTTATTATTATTATGTTTTTAATTTTTAAGCCTTCTTATCATTGTCAACCTTCTTGATGTAGTGAGGAGACAGATACTTTTGAAGGTTAAGGTAGGTCACTGTGACGCCTTCTGGGGGGGCGAGGAGTTCACGAAGCTTATCGTCAAGGACAATTTGACGACCGTTCTCGGGGTGCTTGAGACCCTTGTCGGTGATGTACTTGTTAATGTACTTGGTCACCTCAGACCGTGAAGCCAATTCATCGTCGGCAATTGCGAGGAATTCACGAAGTTTTGGGGAAACTTCTTGCTTCCTGTTGAACCCGTTGTTCTCAGCACGCTTCTTGGCCTTCTCACCGTTAGGATCCTCCTGAGTGTTCTTCACCTTTCTCACAAGTTTGGTTAGGTTTTTCACGTCGTTACGGAGAGCAGAAAGTTCGGTTTGGATGGTTTCAAGGGACATTATATATTTATTAGACCCCTAATCTTTAAGTCTATGACAGGCGATATTATTATATCCCGATATACTAATGGATCAGCATATTTATTCAAAACCCACTAGGGACAGGTTTCTGAGTGAGTTCTTACTTTTTAGGGATCCAAAATTGAAAAAGTATTTCGATCGAAATCTTCAGAGAGATTTGAATAAGTTTAGAACACATGCCAAAACCAAACACGCCTCGAAGGGTTTTGATAAATTAATGTATGTTTTGATTACTGATAGCATACGTGACATACTTCTCCAAACTGTGGGTGAAATTACAGAACACATGAAAACGATGGGTGACCTAGTGATCAGTGGTGGGGAGGCTTTCAATATATACACTCCTAAGGATGATAGAATAGTCACGAGTGACATAGATGCGAAGTTTGTGCCTCGAATGTCAGTAAACCCTGAATTTTTTGGCAAACTCCAAGCCACTAAACTGATCATGTGGGATAAACTTGGTCAGATTGCCCAGAAACTGAACCTACGAATTAAAAAGAGAATCACATCCATGCGAAAAATGCACCCCAAAATATTCAAGTTCTTGGGTGTAAATTTTGACTCAAAGGGTCCGTACGTGACTAGGAGGTATATACTCATAAAAAAGAAGAAGACGAGACAGAATAACAAACCAGACAAGAAAGATGTATTCATAGACGTGGAACTGTTCGCTCTCGATCTCAACCTAAAGTTCCTATCTACAAAGACTGGTAAAGTTGAAAACACCAACATTGGGGGAATCTTAGATATCCCCTTCATGCGTCCCAATGAATTCGGTTATGAAGTTGTCATTTCTAGGAGTAGAGGTGTAACATATCGCAACCCCGAAACTGGTAAACTGATGAAAAATAACAAGATATTTGTAGCCAGTAAAGAGTTTCTCATCGAGGACATCTACCTAATGCACAAGCTGAAGTTGAGACCGGAGAAGAAGGAGAAGGATCGTCAACGATTATTAAAATTGTCTAGAGTTTTTGGAATTAGTGCCAAGCCCACTGACTCAATCGAAACACTTTTCAAACGTGTTCACAGTAAAATAGTCAAGAAAAAGCCAGCCACGAGGAAAAACGGTAAGGTTTCTATGGCTAGGGCCACCAATATAAACCCTTACAAATATGACAATTACACCACCAAACCCTCAGACGAACGACTCTCGAAACAGTTGGTTCACGGATTGAAGACCACGTACAACAACGTGAAAGTGAACGGCTACGAAAATAGCTCAGGAAACAAGAGGTTTAACGTTAAAACCCTGAAGTGGAAAAATGTGACTAACAACTCATACGTAAAAAATGAAACAAATTTGAGAATGACGAATGCAAAAAAATTACCAAAAAATTTGAAGGTTACGAAAGATTTATTATACAGTCATAAACCCAGGAGAAACAAATGGGTTTCAAATTCAGTTTTAGACAAGGCAGCAGCGATACCGTTTGTTGGTTTAAAGAAATAGACCGAATGTATAGTATAAATGATTTTCGATACTCTCTCCAAAGGTGAGGACGGTCTCCGATTTGTAAAGGTCCGCACCGATGATAAGCGTAAAGTGTTCGTTCAGTTGAACGGTGTCAAGATTTCTGATGCCTCTGACGAAGCTGTCCTTGATCTCGTGTCTGATTTGAACATCGAGAAGATCAACAAGTTCGATTCTGCGAATATCGAAGCCGCCCAAGCAAATTCCACAGATTGGTTCGGTAAGAAATTGTCCGAGGGTGTTATCAGGGGGGCGTATACACCCAGTACAGACGACAATCACTTGACATGTGAACGACTTGAGGTCACGAAGGTTTTCAATTCTCAGCAGGAGGCTGTTGATTTTGAAACTCTCCAGAAGGATAAGGTATGTGACGTCATCCTCGAATTTTCGGGACTTTGGTTCGCGAAGAAAAATTTTGCTTGTACTTGGAATCTTGTCCAGGTCAGGCTTCACCCAGAGCCAATTATCGATACTTACCCAGAGGAGTATGCTTTTGTCGATGATGATGACGAGCAGTAAAAAAAATTTGTTAATAGTATATAAAAGATGTTCAAGGGCCGTAAGCAAAGCATTCTGATGTTGGTCGCCGTAGCTGTCCTTATCTTCCTTCTGTTCAATTTAAACTCTAAATCTTCTTACACCATCACTGAGCGTGAGTACGCGCCATTCGGTGCTGGACCAGTTGCCCCTGGCCCCTCCGCTGGTCAATCCACTGCGGGATCTGGTGGTATGAACAAGGGTAGTGGTCTCGCCTCGTCCCTTCTCCCCCGTGAGATTGCGTCACAGGAAGACTTCGGTCAGTTCGCACCATCAGATGTCCTTGCCGGTCAGAACTTCCTTGATCCTCGTCAGCAAATTGGTCTCCCAGAAACCGTTGGTGGCAGTCTCCGTAACGCCAATCAGCAGATTCGTAAGGACCCCCCCAACCCCAAAACTCCTTTCGTTTGGAACAATTCCACTATCGTGCCCGATCTCATGCAACGTGGTTTGTGTGCTTAAAGATTAGGATGTACATATAATTAATGAGTGGTGTTTCGAACGAGCTTTCCGAAACTGTCTCAAAACTTGTAGATCTTTCGAAACAACTTTCTGATGCGAAATCTGATATCAAAATCCTCAACCAGGAAGAGAAGAGACTCAAAGAGAATGTGAAGAAACACATGGTTGATCAGGGCATTGATACCATTAACCTCAGGAAAGGTAAAATTAACTTGCGCAAGTCGGTGCGTAAAGGTAGTATGAATAAGGATGCCATTAAGGATGGTCTCATGTCCTTCTTCTCTGGTGATGAAGCCAAAGTCGAGGGCGCTTTAAACGCAATTAAGGATAATCTTAAATCAAAAGAATCAACTTCGATTTCGTTAACTGGTTTAAAAGATAAACCCTCCAAAGAAGTAAGTAATTAGTCACGATGGTTTGGAGTCAATATGTATATGAAGCCACTAATGGCTATGACCCCGAAGTCAGTGACGATGAAGAAATTAATGAAAACACTCCTCTGAATATTGAAGACTGGGAAGTCGAATACTCAGATGAACTACACATGATGTGGAATACGATGAATACCCTCTTGTACGATGCACATATCGAACACTCAGGACAATTCGTGGACTTTGTCGAGTTCTGTTTCAAGGAACATGATTCTCTCCAGGAAAGGTCAACTTGGGAATACGAATCTCGTTTCACTTACATCTGGCGTCATATCAGGCGAATTGTAAACGATAATGACCTTCACGAGGAAATGATGAGGGGTGCTGGCTTGAACGATTTCTTAAACTTTGCCGAAAATTATATGGGCATATAGTAACATGCTTCCCAATCTTACCGCTCAACGAGTGGCCATCCCAGCCGCGCTTTTTTTAACTTTGAGTCCTGGTATACTCGTATCCACAAACGGGAAAAAGGTTTCATTCAGAAACGGAAAAACAAGCAAAAGTGTCACGTTCTTCCACGCTCTCGTGTTCTTCATCGTCTACAGTCTCATCGCAAAGGCGATGGGTTTAGTGTTGACCAAGGCGGATCTCCTAGTGAGCACGTCATTGTTCCTGCTTCTGAGCCCAGGTCTTCTCCTTACTTTACCACCAGGAGGCAAAGGCCTGTTCCGTTCAGGACAGACGAGCATGACTGCCGCGTTGGTGCATTCGATCGTGTTCGCGGTTGTCTTTGCGATATTGCGGCGTCAATTTCCTCAGTTCTATTAGGTAGGAGGCAGATGAGGTATCTCGTTTTGGGACCAGCGTCTATGGGTATATATTCCCTAATCGGTTGTCTCAAAGCTAGGGAATCCAAACTCGTGGATATCAAGGAGGTATCAGGTTCTTCTGCCGGTGCCATTCTGGCACTATTTTTAGCTATGGGAATGTCCATGGATGAAATACTGGAAACAGCTATATCACTGAACATTTCCAATTTTGTCAAAATCAAATTGGGTTCATTCTTTACTAAATTTGGTTTTGTTGACATCAACCCGATAAGGAAGAAATTGGTTGATATTTGTGGTTCTGACCCCACATTTAGTGAGATAGATATGAAAATATATATAGCGGCGTTTTGTTTGAATACTTCAGAGACTGTGTATTTCTCTAAAGATTCACACCCAGATATGAAGGTCGTAGATGCAGTGTGTATGAGTATGGCGGTTCCGTTTATATTTTCGTGTGGAAAATACATGAATAATACGTATGTAGATGGTGGGATGAAAGAAGAATATCCATTGGCGCCATTCTTAGATAAAAGGCCATACGAAGTCACATGTATGAAAATAGTAGCCAGTCAGATCTATCAGGAGGATATAAACACACCGAGACAGTTTGTAGAAACTCTGATCCGTTCTGCGTTATCAAATAGAGAAAAATACAATCGACCAGTAGAAGAAATAGAAATAAACATAGGAGATACGAACATATTTGATTTTAATATGAGTTATGAAGAAAAAGTGAAATTATTTAACATCGGTTATACATTTTAATACTTTTTTGTCAGTCTAATATATATGATAGATGCGTGTGACCCAGACGCGGATCTAAACACCCTTCGGAAGCTAATAAAGTTGAATACCGGGGAAAATATTAAACTGACAAAAACAGAAATTTGTCAAGTGTATGAAAATATACAGGATGGAAAGTTACCATTACCACCATTGATTCTAGACGAAAAAAAGACCTACCTGACAGATAGGAAGTCACCCCTGTCTGTCACAGATTATGAACGTCTTTTCGATTCATCGACGAAGCTCGGTGAAATAAAGAAACTCGCCCGCAAAGTCAAATTGGAGGATATCGAGAAGAAGACCAAAAGTGATTTGATTGAGGCAATTGGGAAAAGATTGAGACATTTGAAAGTTATTGAACCTGTCAAGTTATCATCGAAACGTGTCATAACGAAGAAGACGAATGCACCTGTTTTGGAGAATGAGAACGTCAGTGACCTGAACTCTGCGATGAATTTCAATGAAAATAGGAACAACCTGAACGAAAACCTCCGTTCAAATGGGAAGAACAACCTGAACGAAAACCTCCGTTCAAATGGGAAGAACAACCTGAACGAAAACCTCCGTTCAAATGGGAAGAACAACCTGAACAAGAACAATTTCAATAGGAACAACTTGAACAGGAACAACTTCAATAGGAACAACCTGAACAGGAACAATTTCAATAGGAACAGGGACAAAAAGGGTGTCAGATTTCCAGATGAAAGTATTTTTAAGAGTCAACCCAAACCCGACTTTCTTAAAAGGAGTGGTTCGAGTTCCAATTCGAGGCAGTCCAGAATTGGTAACGTTTTCAAGAGAAATACACCAAATTTTCTCAAACGAAAAGTACCATTGGGGGGTGATACCAATTTTATTGAAGCTAATAAATTTAATGGTTCTAAAATTCCAAAAGGTTTTGTATTCAAAACTGGTAACAAGGGTCTAGGATATTATAGGTATTATAGGAATGTCCCATTTCCTAGAGGACAGGGACCCCTTCCCTTGAAGCCCCTTCCCTTGAAGCCCCTTCCCTTGAAGCCAGTGACTCCTGTGGGTCCCAACAAGAAAACCAATATCAACAACAAGAAGCCCAACACCAATATCAACAACAAGAAACCAAATATCAACAACAAGAAACCCAACACCAATATCAACAACAAGAAACCCAACACCAATATCAACAACAAGAAACCCAACACCAATATCAACAACAAGAAACCCAACACCAATATCAACAACAAGAAACCAAATATCAACAACAAGAAGCCCAACACCAAGAACAACAATAAGAAGCCCAACAACAAGGTGGTCAATAACGTGGTCAACAATTTAGTCAATAATGTAGTCAACACTAACAATCAAGCTCGACGAAATGAGGAAAATCGCAAGAAGGCTGATGAGAAGGAAGCCAAAGAAGAATCCAAACGAGTTGCGAACATTGAGAGAAATTTACTAAATTTAACCAAAGTAGATCGAAAATATCTCATAGCTTTCAAAGGAAACGAGTCTATTAATGATGTCAATAAGAATGCCTTTCTCAACAAGGTTGTGAAAGACACGAATATCCGTAATCTCCGCAATAAAGTTAACCCCCCGTTCATGTTTACAAGGAGGATTACATTTGTAAATCCAGTGAATTACAATGCCACGAAAAAGGAACTTGAAAACAAGCTTACAGAAAAGATGGCTGATGAAGCAAATTCAAAACTATTGAACGAGCTTTCTACAAACGTCATTTCTCAAACATATGTAAAGGCTTTTGCAAACGGACAACCACTAAAAACTGTCAATAAACAGGCACTAACGAATAAGTTCACTAAAGATCTAGAACTTAGAAACACCCTTGAACAAGGCAACCCTTCCGCGTTTTTTAAGCGTAAGGTGGTGTATATTAAACCAGAAAACTACAACGCGAAATTGAAGAATGCTAAAGAAATTGTAGAAGGTAAGGAAAAACTAAAGCGTATGAGAGAAGAGTCTGAAAAGGAGGAAACACGTCAGGATACACCCCCTAAAAACAACGTTCCCAGGGGTTCTAGGGGCTATATGAATAGTTTCAATAAAATACGACAGGATAAGAAAAACTCAAACGCTGTGAAGGTCAACAACAC